CCGTCGTCTTCAAAGCATGCCTCGCACACCACTCCGCCGTCCTGGTAGGCGACGTCGTCTCCGACCTCGATCGAGCCGTCGCAGTCGGCACATCGTCCGGAGTAATGGGCCTGAAAGACGCGGATCGGGCTCACGCTCGGGCCCGCTCGTCGAGCGAAGTCATCAGAATGCGATGCTCGAACTGGACCCGGCGGAAATCGCTCTCGACAGTCTTCATGTAGTCGTCGAAGGACAGACCGTTGAAGATTGCCCAGGTGGGACCTCGTTTGGCCTTCCGTCCGGTCGGAGTCAGAGGCCAGGTCACCTCGGCGTCGACTTCCTCGTAGACCGGAGAGGTCTGGTCCGGCCACAGCTTGCGGACCCGGTCCGACGGGTTCTCCAACGTCGGGAACACCAGTTCGGCCGAGGACGGTGGCGGTGCGTCCAACTCGGTGATGGAGATGGCTCGCCGTTCGATGGCCGTCGGGGGCGGTGCGACCGTGATCTCTTTCGGACGTGTCGGCACCCAGCCGTTGGTCCTGACCGGGGGCGAGACCGGTGCGAAAGCCTGGTCGAGCACGGCGAACACTGGATGAGGAGGCTCGTCTTCGGGCATCTCAGCGAACACGACAGTCGAGGCGTCGACTGTCTCGTCGGTCCGTTCGACCGTTGTCCTCGTCCTGACGACCCGATTGCGAAGAGCCATCTGGTGGGTCCGACGAGCCATCGCGTACATACCGGTGGGGTCGGTGTCGATCTCGGTATCGGCTTTGGCAGCCATGTTTCCTTCCTATCAGAAAGGTCCGTCGGCGACCTGGAGGACGGTCAGACCGAGAGAGCGCCACATGCGCACCACCCGGTTTCGGTCGTCGAACACGTAACGGACGTCGAAGAAGTTCCGGATCGAGGCGTCGAAGATCTCACGCTTGACGACGGCGTCGTTGCGTTCGTCACCGTCGGCACGCATCAGCAGTTGGCCCGCCACGCCGACGTGTTCGCCGATCCAGTTGTAGGTGTCTGCATAGCAGGAGTCCGGCCGGCCCGAGACGTAGACGACGCGGTGGCTGGCCGCCAGCATCCGGACCAGTCTGACGACAGGCTGGTTGGGCTGGTCGGTGGAGACCTTGTCGTAGTCGTAGTGCCCTCGGCCGTCGACCAGTGCCAGCGTGCCGTCGACATCGACCACGATCGAGGCCGGGCCGAACTCGGGCGGGACGTAGCGCTCCGGCTCGATCGACGAGACCAGGTCCTCACGGTCCGCCTCGGTCAGATGACCGGCCCGGTAGAACTTCCTGGCCATCTCGCGGATGAAGTCCGCACCGACGCTTCGATCCTGCTCCCACCGGATCGCATCGCGCCGGACGCACTCCTCGACGTCGACATCGAAGTCGACGGTCAAGAACTTCGCTCCGTGGCTGGCTGCGATCTCGGCCCAGTTGCGCAGATAGCGACGGCGAAGGTTCATGTCGTCGACCACGACTGAGACTCCGGCCTCCAGCAGTGCCCTGACGCTGGCGTGGCTGGCGTGGGTGACGGCCTGTTCCTGCGGCCACTGGTAGCTCGCGCCGCCGTGCAGGAGCACCCGCAGGTCGTCCCGGTTGACCCGGGCTCGATGGTTCCGGTCCTCGTCCACCCAGGTGCGGGCCCAGGTCGTCTTGCCTGACGCCGGCAGCCCTCGGGTGGCGACCAGGGCCAGATAGGGCTTGCCGGTCTCGGACAAGCTCTCGACTCGCTGGGCCAGTGCTTCGACGCCGCTCACAGAAATCCTTTCCGAATGCCGTTGAGCACTGCTCTGACGGACTCTCGATGAGGCTGGTCCGGCAGTACGGTCGTGATGATCGCCGTTCGTGTCAGTTCGGCCTCTCGACGATAGACCTCCAGCATCTGCTCGCTGGTCATGTCGTCGAAGTCCCAGTAGATCTGGGGGTCCGGGACGCGCAGGGTCAGCTCGCCGGTCTCCAGCAGCTCTCGACCCTGGCGAAGCAGTCGGAGCATGTGACGACCGTGTTTGGCCGTCCGTTTCCGTGTGTCGGCCGAGAATGATCCGTCGCCACGACTTTCCAGCTTGCGCGCCTGTGCCAGCGCGTACCCGAGATAGGCGTTGGCGACCGCGTGGGAGGACAGGAAGCCGGTTCGGAAATCGATCAGCCACTGACCGGCCCAGTTCTTGAACAGGGGGCGCTCGACCCAGAGCAGTTCGGTAATCGTCGGGTTGCCCTTCAGCGCGAGCCGACAGAACTTGCCGACCTCGTGCATTGTCGAGTCAGGACCGGTGGTGACATGGGTCTCGCGGTGCTTGGACCAGTCGAGACCGGCGACCTCCAGCGTTGGTGCAGCATAGACGCCCAGCCGGTCGACATCAGAGCCTTCACGGTCGAGACCGTAGGCGGTCGAGCCGACCACAGCCTCCAGAATGACGACGTTCTCGTCCACCATCAGGCCACATCCTCGGACTGCTCGAACGGCCGTGTCGCCCCCGAGGGCTTCAGCGACTTCCAGATCATCGGCAAGATGTCCCGGCCGTCGAGCAGGGAGAAGACACAGGCGAGAACCAACCGGTCCTCGATCTTGCTCGTGGCCAACAGCGCGAACGACTTCCGGTCGGTCGCCGACTCGAAGATGTGGGCGTATTCCCGGTGAGCCTGGTGGGCGATCCGGCTCTGTCGGGCAAGCAGGTCATCGTGCACGCCTCGGGTCCAGGAGTACAGCTCGTCGGGCAGGGATCCCAGCAGCTCGTTGAGCACGCCGTAGCCCTCGTAACCCTGCTCCCAGACCACGCGCTCGTTCAGCCCGGTCACGATCTTGTGCAGGGCCACGTAGTCAGCCTGCTTGATTTTCACCAGTTTGGGCGATTCCAGGTAGCGCACGACCAGGCCCTCGGCGTTGGGTCGGACTGGAGCGTGGAGCGCCTCGGTCAAGGTCATGTATGTGAGCACCTCAGCCTTAGGGCCGGGCCAGTTCCAACCTTCCGGGCCGGCCATCTCACCGGTCTCGATGTTGACGGCGCCGAGCAGGATCAGGTCGTCCTGCTTCCCATAGTCGAGCACGATCCGGTTCTCGGGGTAGACGATCTCGAACAGGAAGGTCCAGTTCCGGTTCGGCTCCCACCAAGCCTTGTAACGGCTCTGCCAGACCGTGGTGGCGTGAATGGCCTGATCGGAGGTGAACGAGCCTCGGGTGGCGACGATGTACTTGCCCTTGCCGATGGGCACCAGGATGCCAAGCGAGCCGTCGGCCTTGTCGGTGACCTCGACCGGAGCGGCCATGTCCAGCTCGCCGGCCATCGGGTCGCCGTAGTTGAAGAACTTCGACCAGGGCCGAGCGACGACGTGGCCAGTGGGGACGTGCTCGACCAGGCCGCGACAAATCCGGACCGCCGGGTTGGCCAGAGCTTCCGGCGTGTAAGAAGCGACCTTCGAGTAGTTGAAGATCAACAGCGGCATCGTCGGGTGCTCGCGCACGTTGATCCAGCCCGCCTCGCGGGCGGCCATGAACTCGCCGAAGTCGACCAGGTCGAGCAGCCGGGGGTAGATCGGGTTCACGCGGTCTCGATCCTCTCGCGCATCCGTCGGTAGGCGTCGGCTACGTCCGGGTGTACCCGGTCGAGCAGAACGGCGATACCGGCCTCGCGAGCCTCGTCCAACGGCAGAGTCGCGCCAATGGTGACCAGAGTCTCGACGGCCTTCTTGTCATCGGCCTTCTGCCATGCCGTCCGGTAATCCATTGGCCCCACGTCCTTTCGTCGGTATGTCGTGCGTCAGAAGAAACGTACCAGGCCCCCTGATCTAGTGTCAATCAGGGGGCCGGTCATCAGGTGGTACTGGGATCACAGCTCGCTGGTTGCACCTACGAACGCGGCCCACTCGCCTGCGGTGAACACGAGTGCCGGTCCGGTCGGGAAGCGCGAGTTGCGAACCGCGCGGCCTCCGTCGGACAGCTTGGCCACCTCGACACAGTTTCCGCTCGGGTTGGACAGCCGGCTCTTCTGCCAGGGGTACGGCAGTTGGTCGGCGGGCATTCCATTGGTCGGAAGCATGATCGATACCTCCTTCCTCATCGTCGATCGTGGACGGGGGACAGATCAGCCTTCAGCGCCTGGGCGCTGGCTGCTGTGGTCGCGGGGGGCGCTGTCCAGACGGGTTGTGATGCCGCTGGGGGCGCTCCTGAGGCGTGTTCTGTCGCGCCATTGCGATACTTCCTCCTCTCGACCTATCGGCTCTTGCTCCCTCCTTTCTGATATTCCGGGTCTCCCCGGCGAACGCTTGGCCTCTTCAGATCCTCGGACCTGGACATCAGGGATCCTTCCTCGGATTCTGCCGCGTCGGTGGCGACTGCTTCACTGGGTTCGTTTGACGCGGTGGGTTCTGGACCATGTGCTTGCCTCCTTCAGTCGTTCTTGCGACGCTGGTGGCCTTTGGCACCGCTGTGCATGTTGCGATGGGTGCCACTGCCGCCTTTCTTGGGCTGGGAGTTCCCAGGTCGTCTGCCGGCCATAGGCCACCTTCTCTCGGTTCGGATTCTGGATCGAGTCGGAGGCCACCACCGAAGCAGTGGCCTCCGGCCCTTCTTACCGCGACTGCCACCGAGGCGGTCAGTCGACGTCGGAGACCTCGGTCGGGCCCAACGGCTGGGTGTCGGCGTAGCGGGGCAGCGGCTCCTCGAACAGGAGCACGTTGATCCCCAGGCCGGCGGTGTACTCCAGGTAGGTGCCGGTGGTGGCGTCCTTGCCGTAGTACGTCATGCACTGACCACCGGAGTAGTACACACCATCCACACCGGGTGCCGGCACCATGACGTCTTGGCTGCCGCCGACCGCGTCCACGTTTTCGAACTCGTAGGTCGGGGTGAGCGCCGCGCACATGTTGACCGGCAGGCCCTCCATCACGTAGTAGCCGATCATCGTGCCGTCGGCGTTCTGGAGGTAGACGTAGGACAGCTTGCCCGGCTCGTCCCAGGTCGAGATCCAGAAGTTGATCGTCTCCCGGGTGGGCGAGTAGCTCATCCGCTCGGCCGGCTGGGCATCTACCTGAGCGTTGTAGCTGGCCGAACGGGACTCGCTCTCGGACTGCTGGGACGAAGCCTCCTCCTCACACGAGTTGGCACTGATGAGCACGGCGACGGCGATGACGCCTACCGCGACGATCTTGTTTCTTAGGGTGCGCATTGGGTCTCCTCATCATCGGTGTCGAGCCTGAACGGGAGGTCCAGGTCTCGAAAATCTGCGGCCGTGAAATCCCTGGCCGCGAGGGAGTTGTACTCGTTGACGCTCTCCGCACGCTGCGCCCGGATGGCGCTGATGCTGGTGGTGAGCACGAAGGTTCGCTCTGGTGTGGCTGTTGCCATCTCCTGTTCGTAGACCTCGATGCGGTTCTCGGCGGTCTGCACCGAGGCGCAGATGTCGAAGAACTGGTTGTAGATCGCGATCCGGTAGTCGCCGTCGGCGTAGATGCGCTCGCGGGCCTCGGTCTCGCCACGGAAGTCGGCGGTCGACCGGGCGAAGAAGCCCCAGCCGAACGTCCACATCAGCAGGCCGACGATCGCCACGACGATGATGCCGATCACCGCCCCAATGGCCCACTTGGTGCCCCAGAGCGTGCCCCTCGTGACGTCCTTGTTGACGTCGCGCCAGTCGTCCTTGTCGATGCTCACGGCAGGTATCCCTTCTCTCGCAGCAGTCGGTCGATGCCGACGCCCTCGACATGGTGCGCGGCCTCGGCGGCGGCCTCGGTCGCGTCGGTGAACATCTCCCGGCCGAACCAACGTGAAATCGCCTCGTCCACCGCGACCATCCGGATCAGGTCGTGATCGAGGGTCGTTCCGTCGATCACGACCATCCTGCCTGGGGCATAGTCGGCAGCAGTGGCGGACTCGATGAAGAAGCCGGCCTCCCGCAGCGCGCTGAAGATCAGCGTCTGACGGATCTCGACCAAGTTCTCGACCAGCGTCTCAGCCATCGCCGAGCTTCCGATCGAGTTTGTCGAGGGCACTACGGAGCGCCTGCATGCTCCTGAGATCGAGGCCGATGGTCTCGGCGTCCTGGTATTCGGCGACCGCCTTGGCGTACCCGGCGGCCTCCGACAGGGCTTCCGCCTCCTCTGTGAGGAGGTAGATCCGGACGCCGGCCATCAGAACGCCGCGCGGGTGTAGACGCGGGTCAAGCCGGTGGCCGGCTGAACGACGGCGAACTGGTCGGTGATCGGGTCGTAGTCGGTGCGCCAGCCGGGCAGCGGGTTGGCCATGACCTCGCGGGGGACCACGTCGTGGATTTCCCGGCATTCGTACAGGCCGAGGCTGGTCACGGTACCTGCTCCACGATCATGTTGAGGCCGTTGTCCGGGTGGTACGACCAGGATGCTTCGAAGTCGCCCCAGGCAGCTTGCTGAACACCCATCATCGCGGTCGTTCTCTCGATCTGAGATGCGACAGAGTCGGGCATGTCCAGCTCGGCCAGAACGCACACGATGTCGTAGATCGACGCACCTGAGGACTCTTCGCCCTCACCTATCAGTGTCAACGACGAGCCCTCATCACCGAGGGTGATGTACGTGACACCATCCGGACGACCAGCAGCGCAGATGTTCTTGGCTGCCTCCAGTTCGGACCGGGGCTCTTCCCCGGTGACTGAGTCACCGCCGTCATCACTACTGACGAGAACAACTGCGATGCCAACCAGGAGGCAAACCCCCAGTACCAGCGTGATACGGAACCACCACCTAGACAGTGTCACGAGAGGGCCCAGTACTTGCGACCCTCTTCGTTCAGTGCGAAGGTAGAGTCAATGAACAAGTGTCCGCCTTCCAGTGCGGCAGGCGGTACGTCGATGATGAAGGTACCGGTGAACTCGCCACCTGGCTCCAGGACTGGAGCATCCATCAGGTCGCCATCGACTACGACGCTGTGATCGAAGTCGTTGTACTGGCGAGAGTCAGAGCCGGCGATGGTTGCCGTGAGGTCCATGCCCGGCGTACCTTCAAGCTCCACTGCACCGAGGAACGTGACAGCCAGCTTGACCTGAACGTACTGCCCGTTTGGTGGATCGTTGTACTCATCGGCAGCCACGATGTCGTTGGCGTTGAGGATCACCTCGGTGACCGTGACCTCCCAGTCGTCACCCACTGTGGCGGTACTGCCCACGGGTAGCGGGTTCTCGCGAGTGCCCTGCTCGGGAGCAGGTGCTGGCGGCTCGGGGTCGGCCTGTGGCGCCTCGGTCTCCACTGTCTCGGAAGGCGATGTGTTCCGAACGGACGGCGGATCAGCAGAGCACGCCGTGAAGAACAGTCCACCTCCGACTAGCAGTGCGATGATGCTGCGTTTCATTGCTGCGGCCATGGCGGTCTCCAATCGTCGGTTGTCTTGCGTCAGGATCGACCGTAGCAGAGTTTCACCGATGCTGTCTAGTCCGACCTGAAGCTGCGAGACCATGCCAGACTCTGCAATATGTGGTTGACCCGCGAGGAGGCAGCAGCTCATCTGAAGATCAGCTTGCGGACGCTGGACACTTGGGCCTCCGCAGGACGGGTCGTGTACTACAAGACCAAGTTCCCCGGCGAACGGAAGTCGATCATCCGGTATCGCCAGCGGGATCTCGACGCTGTGCTCGAACGTATCGAACGGCCGGCCGCAAGCGACCAGCTCACCTAGTCGTCGCGACCGACCGCTCGTCAGGGGACAGGTCCGACACCTACTCACGCTCCTCCGGGGGCGAAAGAGGGCTTTCGTTACTCCCGATGGTAGGTCGGGGCACGTCGGGCCTGTCCGTCTGTGCGTGCAGGACACAGTTAGCACTGTCGATCTCGTGGTTCCCGCCCGAGGCGTTTGCCATGAGACGCCCGAGCCCTCATCAGGCTGAGGAAGCATGCCTGCTCCCACCAATACGGCGACATAATCCGGACATACGCTCGTCGGCCCGCTGGCGCTCCTGCACACGTCTTCAGTTGTCAGACCCTGGTGGACGGAGCCGAGCGGAGGAGCTTGACGTTCCATCCACCAGGGGCTTTGTCCCGACGGTACCTCAGAAGGGCGTGTCGAGTTCCTTGACCTCGCCCTGGGCGCCGGCCGCCTCGGCCGCTTCCTCGGCCTGGGCGCTGGCACCCTCGTCCTCGGCGAAGGCGTCCGCCGGCTCGTACTTGGCCTGGAACAGGTTCTGCGGGTTGAGCCGGGGCTTGTCCGGGTTCGGCTTCTGACCGGAGAGTCGGACCTTCAGCTTGCCGCCGACCTTGATCGGACCCTGGTCCTTGTGGGCCTTGGCCAGCGCGGCGAACAGCGAGCCAGGCTTGGGGGCCCAGAGGTTGTACTTCTCACCGTCGATCAGCAGGCCGACGACCACTGCCATCTTCGGGTTGCCGTCGGGCCAGGTAGCCTTCTCGCCTGTATCGAAGTCACGGGACTGGACCTCGACCGCTTCGTCGGTGACGGTGCCGGTGATCACGGTGCCGATCTTGGCACCCTTCCAGGAGACAGCGGGCTTCTTCTCCGGCACATCGAACGGGTCGTCGCTCATCGAATGCTCCTTGTCTCGGGCGACTGACTAGATGTCCGAAGCCAATCAAGAATGTCGTCGAATGTCAACGTTTGAAGGGTGTGTCAGTGTCGGAAGTCTTCCGTCTTGATCTTGACCATGATCCGCTCTCCGCCCCGGGTGAGCAGCCCGCATTCGGGCACGCCGACGAGACCTTCGACCTGGAAGCTCTCGTGGAGTGCCCAAGATGACGTCATGCCGTCTCGAACTCTCTCGATCGCGTCAACGAGGGTGGCGTCGACCAGACGCTGTGGCACCGTCTCGATGTTGAAACCGGAGGCCACCTCCTCGATTGAGGGGCGTCGCAGCCACCACTGCTCGATCAGGACGTCGAACAGGATGAAGTCCACCCCGTCGGCCTTGTACCGCCCGCCGTTCTTCTGGATGCCGGCGCCATAGCCCTCTCCGAACAGAGTGACCGGGTCCGCTCCGAACTTCTGCTCGAACAGCTCCTCGGGGAACAGCTCGATCAGCCGCTGGACCAGCGTGGCCGGGATCTGGGCGTTGTCGGTTCGGCCGCCGAAGGCGACTTTGTGGCCGTCCCAGTGCACTCGGATGTTGGTGCCGTCGACCTTCTCGGTGAAGGCCCACGGAACGTCCTGGAGTATCTCCAGCTCGCGCGAGGACCAGGTGTCCAGGTCGAACCTGTTTCGCCGAGGTCCCTCGGTGAAGCGCTTGAACGGGCTGGGGATCTTGGGGTAGGTCTGCATGAAGCGTCCTCCTGTCGTAGGTCGAATGTCAGAGAGATCCTCTCAGATCTCAGGTGATGATGTCAATCTGACCCGATCACAATGATGCTGGTGATCTTGGCGGTAAAGACGAGTACCAGCCCGGTCACACAAACGACCATCCACCTGTTGCCATCAGTGCCGAGTGCCTTGACCAGGCCGACGATGGCCGTCAGACCACCCACGATCAGAGTGACGATCAGAACGGTGGCCAGGTCGTGACTCACCAGTCGTCATCGGGCAGCTCGGCCGGCTCTTCGGCAGTTTCCTCAGCGGCCGAAGGCAGTCCGTGCTTCTCGCGATCGACGTCCTCCAGCTCGGCCTTGCGCGCTGCGGCGGCCTTCGTGTGCCGTTCGTTCCAGGTGCCGGCCGCCATGCCCCGGCGGTAGTAGTCCTGCAACTCCGGGTACGACTCGGCCAGGAAGATCTGAGCCATCCACGGATCCTTGCTCACCTCGTCCTCGGCGAAGGCGTCGGCTTCCGCCTTGGCAGCGTGCTCCTCGTCTTCCGGCCACTCTTCGGCCTTCTTGATCGCTGCAATGTCGGCGGCGGCCTTCTGGCCGATCTTGGCCGGGCTCATGAGCATCTCGATGTGCTCCTTGGCCTCGCGCTTCAGTCGGAACCGCACCGGCTCGCCGGAATCGGTGTCGGGCACCAGTTGACCGGTCAGGACGGACCGGACGACCCAGTCCTTGCCGTCCTTCTCGGGGGTGAACCGAACGCCGGTCTTCGCAGCCTTGTCGGCGGCGTTGCCGGCGATCACCGACTCGGCGATCTCGGCCGACTTGGACTTCGGATCGGACCAGTCCTCGTCGTCGACAGGAGCAACGGCCTCGATCGGAGGGGAGACCAGCTTGGCGTAGTCCTTGCGCTTGCGGAACTCGCGGATCGGGCCGATGTGCTGGGCCACGGTGGCACCGAGGCTCAGGTCGACCTCCCAGAGCGCGGCGGTCTTGGCGTTCACCGGCAGGTGGATCACGTTGCCGACGTCCTGGTCGACCTTCGGCATCTCGTGCAGCGTCTGAGTTGCCACGTCGTACCAGTGCGTCGCGCGGGAGTAGAGGAAGAGCTGGACGGCGATCTCCATCCAGCCGTAGCTCAGGTCCTTGCCGGTCTTCAGGTCGACCACGCGCAGATGGGTCACCTGCGGCAGCCGGCCGAGGCGGTCCAGTGTGCCGGCCACACCGAACTCGGGCACCAGGACCACGGTCTCGATGAACTGAGGGTCGATGACCAGGCTGTGGTCGGCCAGGCACTTGGTGTAGAGGGAGACGTTCTCCGTCCAGGGCTCGGGGACGACCGGAGACTCGCCACGGTCCTGCTGCTCGGTGAAGGCGTGCAGCGCCGTCCCGATCGCAGACGCCGACGACCCACCGGCCGCTTCCTTGGCCTGCTCGGCAATGCGGTTCAGCGTGGCTTTGTCATCGGGATGGGTGGACGCCGCGAGCGCGTACAGGTCCGGTCGCATCGACATGCCCTTGGCGACCATTCGGTTCTGCCACTGGGCCAGGGCGAAGGTGTCCGAGGCGGACTTGGCGAACGTGGTCGCCCGGGTCCACGCCTGGAGCTTGCCTCCCTCCGGGTGGGGCAGCAGATAGCGGCCCCACTGGTCCCGCTTGACCTCGGGAGGAGGTTCGCCGGGGACGTGTTCGGTCGCGAGCGGATCCGACTTCTCGTTGGTCATGGAGTCTCTTCCTGGTCCTTACAGCGGAGTGATGGGGAACATCGGCTCGTCGGCCGTCGGGGTCTGACGACCGACCCACCGAGGAGTCTTCCGGTCGACGGTGACAGGGCCGCCGTCGAACGGGTTGATGACGGTCTTGGTCGGCGGCGGCGGGTGCTCCTGCTGTTCGGCAGCCTCCTCGGCACGCTGCACCGCATCGAAGTACTCCTGCCAGTCCTCGATCAGGGTTGTGCTGCCGTCCAAGTGCTGGATCCCGACCGGGTCGCCGCTTCCCTCTCGATCGAGGACGACGGCGAAGTCGGCTGCCTCGGACTCGGTCTCGAACAGGCCGACTTTCACGGCTCCAGGCAATGCCGGTGAGCCATCCACCTCGTAGAACAGGGCACACGTCGCCTTGGACATCCCTCTGCTCATGATGCTCCCGTTCGTCGTCGGACCAGATCGTCTCACATCTGTGCGACAGTTGTCAGTCCTTCACCCACTTGTCGAGTGCGTTGGACGCCAGGTGGATCGAGATCGCGTCGCTGAGCTGGGCCTTGCTCCACTCCGGGTCGACTTCCAGGCCGATGAGCTTGGCCATATCGAGCTGCTTGTCGGACGGCTTGCTCCTCTTCCGACGCCAGTTCGCGTTCCGGGACCCGATCGAGAAGGAGCCCGTGGCGTCCTCAGCGTCCGCGTAGGAGGCCGCCCAGGCCATCCCGTAGCTCAGGTCCACCCCGGCGTGAAGTCGAGCGTAGCCGCCCGTTCGGGTCCGCTGAACCACCCTGTACGTCTGGTCCGGGTCCGGGTAGAGGAAGTAGATCGAGCTGGCGGTCGGAATGAACCACAGCCCCTTGCGGGTCTGGAGCCAGGCCGAGGTCGACCCGGAGAACAGGTCGATCTCGGTCGAGGTCATCGTGCCCGAGGCGCCCTTGCGCTCGTCGCGCTCGTCGGCGCGCTCGACCAGGGACAGGATCGACTCGCCGTCCTTGGGCTCGACCGGCTTGTCCCGGGTGCGTACCGACAGGTCGGACAGGTTGGCCAGCCGGTGGCGGGTCGAGGCGCCGACGACATCGAGCACGAGCGCGTCGGTCTTGCCCGGGTGGGGCCGCAGGATCCGGCCGACCTGCTGGACGTAGAGCGGGGCCGAGGTGGTCGCTCGTGCGATCACCGCACAGGACACGTGTGGAGCGTCGTAGCCCTCGGTCAGGACCATGGCGTTGCACAGCACCTGGATCTCGCCGGCCGCAAACAGCTTCAGTACCAGCCGACGGTCCTCCAGCGGCATGGCGCCCCATACGGTTTCGGCCGTTATGCCTGCTTCGTCCAGGTCAATGGCCATCTGGTGGGCCGAGGCCACCGTCGGGGCGAACAGGATCCCGGCGCGGTCGGCGGCGTGCTCGACGTACGCGCGGGCGATCACCTGCCCGGCGCCGGCATCCTCCAGTGCGTCCCCGAGGGCGGCCTCGGCGAAGTCACCGTGGGTCATCCGTACGCCGGACAGGTCGAGCCCGTCGACCTCGATCTTGCGACCCTTCACCGGGACCAGGTAGCCGTCGATGATCAGCTCGACGATGTCCTTGGAGTAGGAGACCTTCTCGATCGTCTCGCCGAGACGCCGGGTGTCGGCCCGGGCCATGGTCGCGGTGAACCCGGCCATCCTGGTGCCCTGGCCGAAGCAGCCGAGCACGCGCAGGACGTTCTGGTAGCTGTCGGCGGCCACGTGGTGAACCTCGTCCACGATGACCAGACCGATGTCACGCAGCCGCTGGACCCGGTGCGGACGGGCCAGGGTCTGTACCGAGGCCACGATCACATCGGCGTCGACCTCGTCCCGTTCGGCCTTGACCACCCCGGTCGACAGGTGCGGCGCGATCTGGGTCAGCTTGTCGACGGCCTGGTTGACCAGCTCGTCGCGATGCACGAGCACGAGGGAGCGTTTGTGATCCGGCGATTCGTGCTGCTTTGCGATGAGGTGGGCGAATATGACCGTCTTGCCCGACCCGGTAGCCATGACCACGCCGAGACGGACGTAGTCCTCGCGCCAGTCGGCCTCCAGCGCAGCGATGGCCTCGCGTTGGTAGTCACGCAAACTAAGGATTTCCATCACACCTGATCCTGAACTGCACCGTTGTTTGTCCACAATGCCTCACGGCTGATCTTTGACCTGCCGTGACCGGCCGTGGCCTTGGCATTCATGAATGGCTGAAATGGCAGCCACCCTGCTCCGACATTCTCACAAACCATGACCTGACCAAGTCTGGATTGGCACCATGAAGCCAGCCGAGTGTAATCAATCCCACTCGTTCCGTTTGTATATCGGCTACCGGCCGGACCTAGGTAAGGTGGATCGATGAACCAGGTCGCGGCTACATCCGGAAGTGTGTCATAAGAGGCTTGAATGACTCGCCAATGGCGAATATGTTCGACCTGTGAAGCGAGACGCTGTCGAACTCCCTCTCCCCAGAAAGTGTTCAGTCGACCAGGCAACGGATTCCGCGCCCACTTAGCAGGTTTGTACTCTGGCCGTGTCGTTCCCTTGTTCAGCCACCATCCGATCAGCCACTGCGCCTCCTGAGGAATCTTCGTCTCACGTACGTCATCGAAGTGCAACGGTAAGCGCGAGATCTCTGTCGAAGATGCTGAAATAAGGTATTGCCAAGTTCCGATGATCTTCTCATCTAGGTCGACCAGCAGAACAGCGTGCCTATGGTGCCGAACAGAATAACCTGCCGATCCGGCAAAGGGTTCGATGATCAGTTGATTATCCGGCCGAGGGTACCGTGGCGCAGCCCGCCACTTGCCCCCGTAGAAACTGAAGAACGGTAGCAGATCGCTCATGGTTCGTCTGTCGGAGTGTGGACAGGGCAGCCTTCGGTGATCCACCAGGCTTCGGGCAAGTCCTGGTCCGGAACGGCCGGATAGGGCGGGAACCTGCCGTGGTTGTTGTCGAGCACGGCACAGATGCAGCCGAGGTCGAAGGCGGCATCGCTGCCGGGGTTCGGTTTGTCGCTCACCGGTCGGCTCCTGCCTCGGGCAGTCGACTCATGTACCGGAACGCCGGCCCGCCCGACTGAGCGTAGATCCCGGCGTCGCCCATCCGCTGGCTGCACTCGCGACAGTAGCGATGCCACCAGCGGACCGGGAGCCCGCACCACCGACAGACCCTCACGGTTCATACTCCCTCAGCCAGCGCTCGAACGCCGGGTTGCACAGCACCTGCTTGGCACGTCGCTCGCGCAGTAGGCCGATGGCCTCGTCGGCGGTGGCGACCTTGGAGATCACCAGTGCGAGCCCGGCCACCAGGGCGGACCGGTTGAGCCCGGCCTGACAGTGCACCAGCGTCTTGCCCTTGCTCGTGCACTGAATGACGAAGTCGGCCAGCGCCTCCATCTCGTCACGCTTGGGCACTTGTTCACCGTCGTTCATCGCGTAGGTGAACCACTTGGTGCTCGGGCCCAGTTTGTAGCGCTGCCACGGGTAGAGCGAGAGCACGTAGACGTAGTCGTCGGACAACCGGACACCGTCGATGCAGCCGCCTGTCCACAGGTTGCCCACAATGTGGGAAACCAGCGGCACGCTGAAGTGGACGTAGTCGCCGGTCACGGCGTAGCCCTCGATGTGGTGGCTGTCGAAGTCGGCGGTCAGGTCGTCGGCGTTGGTCACGGTTCCACCGGACTGCCGTCTCGATGTCGGACCGAGATCCGCTTGGCCATGGCCATGTCCTTGATCGAGTAGTGGGTCACAAGATCTTCGATGAGGACTTCGGCATGGTCGGGGATGCCCTCGGCCCTGGCCACCAACTTGCGCAGGTCGCCGAGCTGCACCCCGTAACGATCCGGGTTCCAGATCGTGACGTACTGCTCGGTGGTGATGCTTCGATTCGCCTGGGTCTCCTTCAGGTCGGTCACCAGTCACCCTCCACTTCTTCCGCCTTCAGAGCTTCGTACGTCTCTTCCTCGTCGATCCGAGCCTCGACCAGTTCCTCGCGAACCTGCATGAGGATCTCGCCGAGCCGGTTCTGGCCTCTGCCGGTGCGCAGACTGGCGCCCCAGTACTGGTCGCCCCAGGTGTTACCCTCCTGAAGCTCGGCCGGCCAGGTGTTCATCAGCCAGTCAGCCAGCTTCGAGCCCGGGGCGAACTTGGCCCGGACCAGATCGAGCATCACGCTGTCCTTGACCTGCTCCCAATCTTCCCGCAGAGCGACTTGGTTCCCTCGACGCTTGGCCTGATGCGGCGTTCGAGCGCTGAGAACCCACCGTCGCTGTGCTGGATCAGTGGCCTTGGCGGCCTGGAACCGGTGCTCGACGGTGAACCCGTCGTCCTCGACGTAGAAGTTGGACAGGTACCGGTAAGCACCGTCGAAGGCAGCAATCAGGCTGTCGGCGTCGTACCCCATCGTCATCCCTCCAGCTCTGGCACGTAGGACGAGTGCGGGCCGACGTACCGCACGCACGCGCACGGCCTGGTCTCCCACTTGCTGGGATCCCCGTACGTGTCCCACTTGATCTCTGCCTCGACAAGTGCTCGGCAGCCATCCTTGTCGTGCATGGAAGCCGGGTGCTCACACTGGCAGATTTCCTTCGGCGGGCGCGGTGGACGTTTGTTCCTCCAGCCAGTCAGAAGGCCAGTCAGGTAGCCGGCTGTCAGGATGCCGGCACCTGTGAGCAGGTCGACCCAGTCCATCGTCATCCTTCTTTGTGACTGGAGCAGGTCTCGGGGACTGTCCGCCAGTCCTCCGCTCTGGCCTGAACCGATGCGAGAACCTCCCGAGACGTCTTCTGGGTCCCGTCCGGGTTCTTGTTGAACGGGTTGATCGTCTCCTGGAAGGTCCGCTGACGTCGCAGTAGCTTGCCGCACACAGGGCAGGGCAGCTTCTTGACAGCCGTGACTCGGACCGGCTCGTAGTGGTATCGGATCATGTCGAATCTTCCATCGTCATCTCCTTGGGAACCCGTCCGGCCAGTTCCTGATCTTGTCCAGTGTGAGTAGGTGCGTCTTCGGCAGTTGCATCCAACGCTCGTCACCAGCAGCCCACAGGGCGATCTGCCAGGCCCACCAGGCGTCGACCTGGTTGTCGTCGCGGACGTCCAGCTCCGCCCGGCGGAACAGTGCCATCCGCATGTCGGGCTTGCTGGCTCCTCCGTTGCCGGTGGCGTACTTCTTCAGCGAGGACGCCACCACGGTGACATAGGGCACGCCGCAGTGGATCAGGGCCAGCCGGACGACGCCCTGGGCCATCCCGGTCAGCCCGGCGCCGTGGGCGTGCTTGGGCAGGTCCTCCATGACCGCCAGGTCACAGCCGCCGGCCACCAGGACGACCCCGGTGTAGATCTTGGCCAGCCGGTTCGGGTCGTCGGTCTCGGTGTGCACGGTCGACAGCTCCCCGTCGGGACCGGCCAGACCGGTGGCTGACAGCGAGGGGTCGATCCCGCAGACCTTCGTCATCGACCCGGTTTCCTCGGTGGTGGCTTGGGCCTCGGCATCGGCCGGGGCTGTCCTGGCCACGGTCCCGGGCCAGCCGGAACCGGCCGAGGGCCGGCAGGATCTCCGATCATCATGACGACCCCAGCATGGCTTTTCGGAGTCGTTCCATTCGCTCGTCCCCGGTGGATCCGATCACGACACCGACCTCCTGGTCAGTCGATAGAGCGTCGAGGCTCCACTCGAAGTCCCAACCGTCTGGCATCTTCCAGATGACCAACTGCAAGGACGGGAAGATGGGATGCTGGGTCCTCGTAATGAACACAGCGGACTGGCCCCCCAGGACCACCAGGTCGCCGGGCAACAGATCCATCACTCTAGTCACGATGCACTCGGGCCTTCTGCCGCGCGAGCGGCGTTCCACAGCGACCGGGCGAGTCTGCGAGCCAGTTTCGGCGGCATGTCAGCGATGACCTCGGCGTTGCCGGCCAGCCTGAGTCGGACGTAATCCTCGACGTCGAACACCGAGACCTTGGTCGCTGTCGGCCGTCGAGCGTCGTAGTAATCGATCACGGTGTCGGCACTTCTTCGCAGATCTTCCTGCCGGCAGCGGTCAAGGCGGACAGCATGTCGGACATGATGATCACCTGGTCCGCCGGATGCTTGCTGATCAGATCCGGATGGTTGGCCTTCGCCGCCGCCCTGACGACCTCGTTGTCGACCAGCAGCTCCGGAATCAGCAGGAGGATGGCCAGGGTCTCGTCCACGTGTGTCTTGCAGACGTCGGGGAACCCTCCGCACAGCAGCTTGGCAATCGTCTGGGCCGGAGTCATCTACGTCTCGGCGGTGGCTGAGGTTTCGGTGGCGGCGGAGGGTTCTTCGGCGGACGGATGAGTGTCGGGTCATCCATTTCGGGCCTCCCTCAGGATTTCTGTGCCCATCTCCAGGACCGCTGAGGCCATCTTCGGGCACGACAGGATGTACCGACGGTCGCAACGGCAGCCGGTCGCGTCGTGGCGCCGGGTGGCCTCGGCGACTATTTCTTCTCGGGTCATCGAGGCTTCACCTTCTTCGCTCCCTTCACCACAAGAGCGATCTTGGCCTCTTCCTGCTCGATGTGCTTGTTCAGTCTGGCCCGTAGCTGTTCGGCCAGGTCGAGACGGGCGGCTTCTGGGATGTCGTCGACCTCGATCGACATGTCGACTTCCTGCCCCGACGCGTACGGCACGCCGGAGGTGGTCAGTCGAGGGCCGGAAAGGTAGTAGTCCGGCTTTCCGCTGTACCAACCGAAGTCGACCACCCAGAACTCCGGACGGAACGCCTTCGGGATCCGGCTGAACTCAGCGGTCGCCGTCAGTGCCCGAGTCGGCACCTCGACCGTCGAGATCACTGCACTAGACGTTCGCATCAGGTGTCCTTCCCGTCCAGGGTCTTGCGCAGGTACCGCTCGAAGTCCTCAACGTTCTTCCAACCGAAACCTGCATCCGCCATCAGCTCGCGGGCGGGATCGTCGGCCGTACCCAATGGCATGCTCATCGACACCGGCACCTGGAGCCCGGCAAGGAGCTGAGCCAGTCGGGCGATCAGTTTGTCGCGGTTCACGATTCGTCCTCTCCGATCCGGGGCATCAGTCACTCCCGCCGGTACCGTGCGCCACGTCGATGAGCAGGCGCATCATCAATGGTGTTCTCGACAGCCAGGCGTTCGGGTTGTCCTCACGCTCGCGATCCCCGGCGTCGACTGCCATCTCCAGCTCGTCGGAAGCGGCCTCGCCCATCGGCGTCCCGGCCTCGATGGCCATGACCTGACCGTAGGCGTACATCTCGGCCAGGTTGGCCGCACGGCGCTGGAGGTAGGCCACGACGTTGGCCTTGTACCGCACCGACATGTCGTCGATCAGGTGCGCCCGACCGATGCCGTCGACCCAGGTCTGGGTCTGGTTGAGCAGCCGGTAGATCGCCCTGCCCTGATCGAGAGCGCTCAGTGGGGAGTCCTCTGCCGGGAAAGGTGTGCCGGCCATCAGGGACCCGCCATCCGGACGGCGACATCGACGAAGAAGTGCTGTGGCGATTGGCCCCGGAGCAGACCGACGTCTTCGACCCTGATCTTCATCGGCCCGTCCTCGAACCACTCCAGAGCCACGATCCGGTGCTGCACCCCGTCGTCGTCGGGGGAGCTGTAACCGGCCAGCCACTCGCCCAGAGTGCCGAGGGCCTCCTTGCGCACCCACTCGACCGTGACGCTCATCGGCTCTCCCGGTCCCGAGTGAAGTCGACGTAGTCGAGTCCGGTCTTCATCGACCTGGCCCCCGGCTGTGATGCGGCCTGACGTAGGTGCGGCCGTGCAGATTGCACACGGCGCACGGCTTGGTCGGGTCGAGGTCCCGCTCGGTACGGCACCAGACGCACCAGGTGGCGCGCGGGGCCTTCGGGCGGAAGACTGTCTTGTTGAGCACGGGCACGTCCTCTCGTCGGATGTCTGGCGTCGATGGACACCGTAGCACGAGTCTGGTACGACCACAAGAAGTCGTGTATTGTCGAGACATGGCGAGCGATACAGAGCAGATCTGGCTGTCCCGGAAGGAAGTGGCCGACCGTCTCGGCGTCTCCATCCAGACTGTCTACCGCTGGACCCGGGAGGGCCGGCTGCCGGCGTACAAGGGGCCCGGTGGGCAGTACCGGCACAAGATCTCCGACATCGACTCGGTGGTGGAGCGGATCGACCCGAAGATCCCCAGAGAGAAGTACGCCGAGATGATCGAGCAGATGCTCGGACCGGCCGAGGCCGAAGGCGACTTCGCCTATGCGCCAGACGATGAGGAGTGGCGATGAAGATCGTTGTCGACGTCCAAGGTCGGGGTCTCACCTATCAGACCGACCTTCCCGTCAAGATCGGCGACCAGGTAGAGGTCCCAATCGACATGTTCTGGGACCCTCACGCACCACGGTGGATTGTCGGAAATGTCCTAGCTTTGCAGTCCGACTACGACGGACCTTGTAAGCGCGTGATCCGGATCGTCAGTAATGGCTGAGCACCCTGAGCACAAGGTCCTCGACACCGACTCCCTGGTGGAACGAAACGTCCGGGAACCAGCCATCCCCATCCTGCCCAAGGGCACACTTGGCTGGTCGATCAGACGTGCCTGTCGGCGCGCTGGTGGACACTTCTGGCATCGGTTCGGTACCCACTCGGCGTGCTGCAACTGCGGAGTCCAGGTCGAAGGATCCCCGAAGGACGGAGAGGGAACACCATGGCAGACGTGAGCGAGGACGTCCCCCAGACGTACAAGGACCTGGGCTTCTCGGGCCTGTTCTCCGTCGAGACTGCCCTGGGCGACGATGTCGACCACCCATTGACGCCTGAGCAGGTCGACGAGTTCGAGGCCAAGCTGCCGGCGCGAGTGCCGTTCGGGTCCAACTCCGGCTGGCTCGCGCTACGAGTGAATCGGGAGGCGGTCCCGCCGACGGTCGTGCTTGTCCGCAGGGACGCCGAGGCGGTCACGGAAGTGGCCGTACGACCCCAGGGTGGAAAAGAGCAAACGTGGCAAGGTGACAACGTCGTATCGATTCGACCCCCGAAGGATCGATTGTGACCGGACTGGAATGCCCCGCCTGCGACGGCCTCCGACGGCGGCGGAGCTTCACCGAACTGCTCTGCCCGACCTGCTGGCGGAAGGTGCCGGGTGACCTCCGCTCCGAGGTGTGGCGCGCGTGGCGCAACTTTCAAGACGGAGAGGTCACCTCCGACGAGCTTCGAGCCGTGCAGGCCGCCGCCATCGAGGCAGTCAAGCGGTGACCACCTGGTCGTTGACGCCGTTCTTCAACGAGCTGGACCTGTTGGAGATCCGGCTCGCCACCCTCGACGAGGTGGTCGACATCCACGTCATCGCCGAGGCGACCAAGACCTACTCCGGCCGGTACAAGCCGTTGTACTTCCGGGAGAACGAAGATCGATACGCTCCCTGGAAAGACAAGATCCGCTACGTCGTGGTCGACGACATGCCGGGCGGACGGAACACGGTGGCGCCTCGCCAGCTCCTCCGGGCGGCCTCCGGTGACGACAACTGGCGCCGCGAGCACCACCAGCGTGATGCGCTGCGCCGAGGGTTGGAAGGAATGGGCCCCGAGGACAAGGTGCTGCTGTCCGACCTGGACGAGATCCTCATGCCCGAGGTCGTGCGCGAGATCGACACCAGCAAGGGGCCCGTCCTGGACCAGTTCGGCCGCCTCGGCCGGATCCGCCCGAGCGTGTCGCTGCACCTGTACTGGCTGAACTGGCGGTGGTCGCTGATCCATCACACCCCGATCGCCTGCCTGACCAACGGTGCGGTGATGATGACCCTCGGGCCGCAGAAAGTTCGAGCACTGCCGGGCGTCCCGTTCGACAAGGGCCAGGTCTGCGGCTGGCACTTCTCCTACATGGGCGGGCTGACCGCGATCCAGAACAAACTGTCCCTGGCGGCCCACCAGGAAGTGAACAAGCCCGCCTACAACAGGGCGGCCTGGATCCGCAAGTGCATGCAGACCGGTGAGGACCTGTTCCACCGGAAGGGCTCGATGACAAACGTGGAGCTGGACGAGCTGCCCGGCTACGTCGGAGCCAACCTCGACCGATTCGACCACATGATGGGACCAAAGCTATGAGCGACGACCTGATCGTCATCGTCCCGACCAGAGGCCGGCCGGGCAACGCGGTCGAGCTGATCAGGGCATTCGAGAAGACCCGCACGAAGGCCAAGGCCGTCTTCGTCATCGACGAGGACGACCCGTACGTCGAGGCTTACCTGCACGCGCTGTCCCGACGGCCCAACGTCATCGTGGAGATGGTCCACGCCCCCTCGACCATGGTCAAGGCGCTGAACACCTCGGCGGTCGGTCGTGCCAACTCCATCGACCCCCCGTTCGCCATCGCGTTCATGGGCGACGATCATCGTCCCCGGACCGAAGGATGGGACCGGGCCTACGTCGAGGCGTTGAAGAATCTGGGCACCGGCATTGTCTACGGCAACGACCTGCTCCAGGGTGAAGCCCTGCCCACCCAGGTGGCGATGACCTCGGACATCATCCGCAAGCTCGGTTACATGGCGCCGCCGAGCCTGCACCACCTCTACGTGGACAACTTCTGGCTGCGCCTCGGCCACGAAATCGGTTGGAGATACATGCCCGACGTGATCGTCGAGCACGTGCACCCGGGAGCCAAGAAGGCCGAGTGGGACGAGGGCTACGAGCGGGTCAACGCGGATGAGATGTGGAGCCACGACAAGAAGGCGTTCCGGACCTACATGCGGACCGGATTCGCCCCTGACGCCGCCAAGCTGAAGTCGATGATCCGGAGCAAGCGATAATGCGCGTCCGGCTGCGCGAGCTGCTGTCCCCAAGAGACCAACGCCGGCTCTACGCCGAACCGCACCAGCACACCAAGTGGTTCGACCATCGAGTCAGAGTCGACGTCACCGTGGCTGTTGCGACCCGGTTCCTCGGTGCCGGTGGCATCATCGCCGACCTGTCCTGCGGAGACGCTGCGATCCCACGTCGGATCGCCGAGCTGTGCAACACCAGCAAGATCACCCTGGGTGACTTCGCCCCCGGCTATGAACTGACCGGTCCGATCGAACGGACCATCGAGCAGATCGAACCGAACTCGGTGAACCTGTGGGTGTGTTCGGAGACAATCGAGCACCTCGACGATCCGGACGCTGTGCTGGCCCAGATCCGCAAGCGGGCCGACACGATGGTCCTGTCCACCCCGGACGGAGAGACCGACCCGTCGCGCAACCCCGAGCACCTGTGGGGATGGGACTCCGAGGCCGTCGAGAAGATGCTTCGAGACACCGGGTGGAAGCCGCTGGTGAAGACAAGTCTGGACTTGCGACCGGCCGGCTACGAGTACTGCTACCAGATCTGGATGGTCGAATGATGAAGGTCCTGATCACGGGCAGTGCCGGGTTCCTCGGCCGGCACTTCGCCAAGGCCCTGCGGGAGAACGACCTGACCTTCTTCGACATCACAGGAGGTGTCGACGTCCGCGACTTCTTCCAGGGCCGACTGGCCGAAGCGCACGACCACTACGACCTGGTCATTCACGCGGCGGCCCACATTGGTGGCAGGTCCGACATCGAGGGCCGGCCGACCTACCTCGGCGCCTACAACCTCCAGCTCGACGGAGCCCTGTTCGAGTGGGCGATCCGCAACAAGCCTGGCGCTGTGATCTACCTGTCGTCCTCGGCGGTCTACCCGGTCATCATGCAGGACGGGCTGAGCGCGCGCCGGCTGGCCGAGCACGACGTCAGTCTGAGAGATCCTCGCCTGCCCGATGCCACCTACGGGTGGACCAAGCTGACCGGCGAGCGACTCGCCGCCGAGTACATGGCCGAGGGCGGCCGGGTGCACGTGGTGCGGCCGTTCTCTGGCTACGGCGAGGACCAGAGCCTGGACTACCCGTTCCCCTCGTTCGCCCAGCGGGCTCTAAGGCGTGAGGACCCATTCGAGATCTGGGGCAACGGGCGACAGGTTCGGGACTGGATCCACGTTGATGACGTGGTCGCTGGGGCGTTGGCCGTCTTCGAGCAGGACGTGCGCAGCCCGGTCAACCTGTGCAGCGGTGTGGGTGTGAGCTTCAACGAGCTGGCCGAGATGTTCGCCGAGGCTATCGGCTACGAGCCGACCTTGGAGCACCAACTCGACGCACCGTCCGGGGTGGTTCACCGGGTCGGTGACCCGAGGAAGATGTTCGAGATCTACATGCCGAAGGTGAGCCTGGTAGAAGGCGTCCATCGAGCGTTGGGAATCGAGCCGTGACCGAGGAGTGCGGGAAGCACGACCGGACCGGCATGGCCGAGACGTTGCTGGTCCACTACCCACGTGGTTCCACTCATGACGGTGTCCACTGCCAGTGCGGACGTACGTTCTGTTGCAGCGTGACCATGGCCGACCATCAGGCTGACGAGATTCGTAAGACCGGAACATGGGAGTTGTGATGAACGAAGTCACCTTGTCGATCGAACAGACTTTGTCGATCGAACAGCGGGAACGGATCGAAGCGCTGAAGGCAGCAGCTTCAATCCTTCGCGATCATGCTGTGAACCAAGCCGAGATCAGCTCGGTCGACATCATCAACCTGGCATTCTGGATCCACACCGGGATCGACCCTCACGACGCACGGATTCGAGTGCGCGCGCCGAACCCCTTCCCGGACGCGGCCGAGTGGCGTGCCAACGAGGCGCCCGTCCCACGCTGCCAGCACGTCAGCGGCTCACCGTGGGGACCAACGCAATGCGCGCTCCCGGAGGGACACACCGAACGTCACGCTTACAGTCCGTCAGAGTCCGGTTCGTGAGTTCTCCAGCGACCTACAACTCTCCGGCCGGCTGGGCCGAACGGGCCACCATGCGCGACGACACCCTGCCGCACCAGATCAAGCTGCTCGCTCCGACGGGCCGCAGGCAGCACTTGCTGGTCTCGTGCAACTGTCGCTATGGCGATGAGGCGATTGCGAAGATCGACACGTGCGAGCAGGCGTGGATCGCCTACAACAGCTACCACCAGGAGATGACGTGATGGCCAAGAAGAACAAGCGACCCCAGTCCGAGATCGACGCTCCGGAGGTTCCCGAGCCGGTCCACTTGGTCCAGAACACCGGGATGAACCGCGCCGAGCGGCGGAGCAAGGGCATTCGTGGACCGGGTCTGAGCAGCAACCGCCCCTACCGAAGGCGTAGTTGACAGCATCGACAAAGTCATGAGACGATGTCCTCGACGCCAGACATTCGACGTAGGAGGACACCATGGACACTGACGCACAAGGGCGACCGACCACCGTTGCCGGCGCGCTCGTCGCAGCCCTCGTCGCCAAGAACGTTGATGCCGCTGCCTGGACGGCTGACCAACTCATCGAGTACGAGAAGACCAACGCGGTCAAGCTGGCCGCAGCCCTGCTCGCGCTCGATGCGGCCATCGAGGCGTGCCCCGTGATCGATCGGCGGCTACTCCAGGCGCAGGACCGCCTGGCCCCCGTCATGGATCTGGCCGAGCACTACGTGGCAGAGGAGAGTGCGTGATGGGCAGAGAGGTTCGCAGGACACCAGTCGGTTACGAACCGCCGCTGCACAGCGACGTCAACCCTCACTGGGGGCGAAACGCGTGGGACTGGACCGGCGCAGGTCGGCACTTCCAGCCGCAGTTCGACAGGTCGCTGCGCCAGGCTCAGGCCGACTGGGACGAGGGACAACGAAAGTGGGACAGCGGCGAAGACCCCGACCGCGAGCGTTTCATCAAGGACAATGGCGAGCCGTACCCGTACGAGGAGTGGAACGGCGAGCGTCCCGGAGACAACGATCTGTACTACCGGCCGGACTGGCCTGAGGACGTCGAGCTGGGCTATCAGTTCTACGAGACGGTCAGCGAGGGCACACCGCTGTCTCCGTCGTTCGCCACTGCCGAGGAGTTGGCACGGTTCCTGGTCGACAAACTGTCGATATTCGACTCGTTCGAGGCCGCGATGCGCTTCGTCGATGTCGGCTGGGCTCCGTCCTTCATGGACAAGGGAGACGGACGTGGCTTACAGCCCGGCTACGAGGTCGTCGCCGAGGAAGGTCCGTGATGGCCATTCATGTCGAGACGACCCTGGTCCTCATCCCCGAAGGTGGCGCCGTAGCTTGCAGCGAACAGTACGGTGTGCGCTGGCACGGAGTCGACCCCTCATCTCACAGGCACGAGGGGCAGGTCACCTGGTACTCAGAGGACTTCGCCCGCAGGGCTGCCGATCGGTACCGTCAGAGCGAGACCTCCGACGACGACACCGAGTGGGCCGAGCTGGTCCGCCGAGACGTGGTCACCGTCTACGGTCCAGTCGAGACGGTGTCGACATGAGCGAGTGGGAGCTTCGAGAGTCCTTCGGGTGCGTCAGCCACCTGGTGAAGAGCCCCGGCCAGGCCGGCGCGTTCCGGACCACCGCGTGCGGAAAGAAAATCCGGACGTTCACGACAGGTGACCTGCTTCCCAGTTGCCGGGTCTGCAACCGGATCGCGTCCGGTGCCACCGTGGGGCTCAGGTGGAAGACGTGAGCACCGAGAAGCCTCCCGAGCTGGTGGTCGGTTACGCCGGCAGCAGCGACAAGATCTTCGACCCGTACAAGAGCGACGAGCGCGAGTGCAACATGTGCAGCGCTCCGATCGGGTGGATCCCCTGGGGCCAGGCCGGCGCCGAGTACCGGAACACGTGGCGGCCGTTCTACTACGTGGCTGATCACCTGTTCACGCACGCTCGCTTCTGTGAGAACTGCTGGCAGTGGCTGGTCAAGCTGCCGCGCGAGGTCACGCCGGTCGCCGTACTGCGCCGGGCCTACGACGGGGAGAACACCAGGCCGTGCCCGGTCGAGCTGTTCGTCGCCGCCGACCATAGCAACTGTGCAGAGTGTGAGGGTCGGATGGAGGTCGCCTTCCGAGGCTTGACCTGGCCGATCCTGATGAACTGCCCGACCTGCGGTGGCGCGCCGCACCCGCTGATGCCGCACCTGCATCGTGAGGAAAGGTCGTGATCAGCTCTGCTGGACGAGGCACGCTCGTCGTCGACAGTGCAGGACTGGCACCGGGCTACGTCCCACCGTCTGCCTCGTTGACGCCACCGATCGAGGACGTGGTCGTGGGTGACTACATCTCCGACATCCAGGCTGAACTGGACCGCATCGACCCGCCCGACCACTTCGAGATCCCGCACACGATCGTGACCGACGAGGAATGGGAGCGAGCATGATCGACTCCGGTACCTGTCCTGTCTGCGGACGCGAGAAAGTCCACCTGAACGTCCTGAGCGGAAAGCTGATCCGTCACACTCGACTGGAAGGCAACCAGCACCGAAGGTGTCCGGGCTCGAACACACCGCCGGCCGGATCGAGAGCGGTGGACTAATGAACCACCGGGCATCGGTCGAGGCAGCCCTGACGCGACAGTTGCTGAAGGTCGCCGAAGAGGAGAACGCTCGGGTACCCAGGGTCTTCGTCGTCAACGAACTCGGGCTGACGATCTCGATGTCTCACAACGACTACTACACCCACACCGGGGTGAGCCAGGCCGCTCAGGCCGCAGTCGACATCATGATCGACGACGGCGTGCCTCCCGTGATGGCATGGAAGATGGCCTTGGAGATGGACAGACAGGGCGACGCCGAGGCCCAGGCCCGGCACTTCGTCGAACTGCGTCGATTCGCCCGGCGAGTGGACGTGCCATGATGGAGTCTGTGACAAACGACAACGATTGAGGGAACATCCGATGAGCGACCAGGAAGAGTTCGGAGATGGTGTCGGTGGTCCGGTCTCGGCCGGACTCCGCAGCCGTTACGAGATCGATGGCCGCCTGCTCTGGCTGCTACGCAAGGCCGGTGACGAATGGGGTCCGCTCGGAGTGGCGCTGACTGCCGCCGACCTGCTTCCTCCACCCGCTCGCAGGACATTGATCTACGAGCTGACCAAGCACGACGATTGAGAGGACGCCATGGACCTGCCGACGTTCGTCATGGACAAGAAGATGGCCGAGGCAAGGCTGGCCGCCTACGAGGGGCTGCTCGACGAGCAGCGGACCGCCGAGGATGAGCAGATCAAGCGCGGGTACCGCTCGGCCGCCAAGGGCTTCCCGGTGCTGCGGCTGTCCGAGACGATCGCGTCCGGCGGCTACTTCGACAGCGGCCTGCCGAAGATCGCCATCGCCCGCGCCGACGCCAAGCTCTGCATCGTCGAACGAGACACCAACTGGCGGAGCAATCCCGAGCACGACTTCGTCTTCTGCGACGACGAGGCACGGGAGAATCGGGGTGCGCTGATCGGGCAGCACACCGTGCGGGTCACGGTGCCGTTCGTCGAGCCGCGAGCGACCACGATGGCGGGTCGACTGCGGCTCGGTCAGACCATCGTCCCGATCATCCCGCCCGAGCTGCGCCCGAAGCCTCGCCGGATGCGAGGGTTCCACATCCTGTTCGAGGTCGAGGAATGGAAGCCGCTGCGGCGACGCGGCGGCGCGGTCCCCGGCGACCCGGCACTGCTGCGCCACATCGGCGGCGACCTGTGGTCGGTGGTCGGGGTCTGGGACCTGACCGACTTGGAGCGCGCGGTCCTGTCGGGTCGTGCGTGATGGTCGAGACTCCGAAGCCGAAGTCCTCGGTGCAGAAAGGTGTCGACAAGGCCATCGAGGACGGTCAGACCAGCGACACCAACAGGGACACCGAACGTCCGAAACCGAGCAACGGCAAGTGAAGATTCGCAACTGCCGGCGCTGCGGCTGGACGACTCTGGACGGTCCGACCTTCCGAGCCCGACCGGACGAGCGTGGAGAGCACCGCAGGTACAGCGGCCGAGGGCTGTGCACCACCTGCTACGAAGCCGAGCGCCGCAACGGCGACCTCGACCGGTGGCCGCGTGTCAACTGGCGCACTGACGATCTGCTCGACGAGTGGGCCCTGTTGCGCAGTGACGGGGTGGTCGACATCATCGAGGCTGCACAGCGGATCGGAGTGAGTCCACACGCATTGGATCGGGCTCTGCACCGGGCCACCGCTGCCGGCGACGACCGAGGCCGGCACATCGGCTGCCGACGACTGGATCATCTCAGGACTCGAAGTGACTTGACAACCATGGCGGCAGGGGTGTAGGCATTACACATACAACTTCAAAGACTTCCGTTGTAGCTCAGTGGTAGAGCGCCCGGCTCTGGTTCCGGGTGGACGCCGGTTCGAGCCCGGTCAGCGGAACAGGGTTCCGTTGTAGCTCAGCGGTAGAGCGCTCGGCTCTGTCTTCCGAGTGGACGCCGGTTCGAGCCCGGTCAGCGGAACCCGTTCTACAACTTCACACGAAGGGAGACTGCCATGCAGAGCGGCACTCTGGACACACTGTACGAATCGCTGGACGGGCGGTATCGCCCGGAAGACGTCGCCGAGTTGATCCTCGAAGGATCGTCTGATCTGACCCCGCGCGAGAAGGTCGTGCTCGAACGAGCGTCCCGACACTCTTACCGGCGCAGCTACTACGGATGGTCGTCCATGTCGGACGACTTCACCCGCCCCCCGGGGGCAGGACGACAGCTCGACGCACTGTCCCACTTGTTCGGTCACCGCCGGGAGAACCTGGTCGAAGCCGAGTCGGACCCGGCCAAGCTGAACCAGTTGGTCAGCTCCGCAGGCGCCACCATCGACCGGCTCCCCGAGCACATGGACTTCAAGGCCGACCGACTGAACCGTACCGAACGGACGCTGCACGGGATTGAGATCTCCAAGCGTCAGTACAACCGACGGTTCCGGCTGCTCACCCGGCTGGCCCGTAAGATCGGCACCCTGGACGTCGAGCTGCGCAAGCGTGAGCTGATGCTGGTCGGTCGCTCAGGCTTGGCCGCCGACATCACCCGCAAGCGGTTCGGCCAGGACATTTTCGCGGCCCGGTTCATCGCCTACTTCGTGGCCCGCAAGAACCTACGCCGGATGTTCTCCCTTCAGGGCAAGGAGAACCCGTACGACGAGGTCGCCGAGGCGCTGTTCCGGCGTTGTCTGACCGAAGACGGCACCGACTGGTGGATGATCTCCCGCGTCTACCCGACGCCGGAGGTCATCGCCAAGCTGACTGACGCCGAACGTGGTGAGCTGATGGGCCGCTGGTCGGTACTGATGCGCCGCGCGGCCGACATCTTGGCTGCGGTCTGGGACCCCTCGGTAGACCGGAAAACCATGATCGTCAAGCGCGGGATGGACTCGTCCACCTGGAACACCGTCGCGCAGGCGTACAACACTGCCCGGGCCGGCTGGATCAACACCCTGTCGGCCTCCGGTGCGCTGGGGCTGCTGGACGTGGCCTGCCCGGGCAAGGTGATGCGGTTGATGGCCGCCGATCTGGCCTACTGGCACAAGTCTACCGGCTCAGACGTGGACCCGAACACCGGAGTCTGGGCCGAGCTGCCGCTGCCTTGGGACGTGCTGAACGGCACCGTCGAGAGCACTCGCCGGCAAGTCGCCGAAGCCTGTGTGCGCAGCGGGCTCGACCCGCGTAAGAGCGGCTGGACCGACTCCCGGGCGACCGGGGCGGTGGCGGTGTTCAAGCCAACACCGGAGCTGGTGCACGGCGTGAGCGTGGTCGACCCGGTCTGGGCCGGACTGCTGCGCCGGGCCGGAGTGTTCTCCGGCAAGCACCTGACCCGCCACGCCGAGGGTGTGTCGATTCCGGACGGAGTGGTCACCAGCGAGCTGCCGACGCGGACCAATGTCTGACTCGGCCGTGCCCAATGTCACTTCCAGGTCTTGCTCGGGGGCTGTGATGGCCTCCGAGCAAGACCTGGAAGTGACCAGGCATCTTCGAGACCATCTGACCGACGGCCGCTGGCACGACGACTGCAAGTACTGCCTGCGGCGGCGTCTCCACGGAGGGACTGGGCTGTGATGGCCACCGACACCGAGGTCATGCTCGACATCACAGCGAAGTGCCAACGGCTGATGTCCCTGCTGGAGGACCCACATCCGGGACTGTCCACCTGGCAGGAGTTCCGGACACATGCCGCCCGGGAGCTACGCGACGCACTGGCCGACGTTCTCGACGAGCCAGACCCCGAGCGGATCACACGCCGTGACCTGATCGAGGCCGCCAGGAACAGCTTCCAGAACGGCTGGGAGGCTGGTCGCAGGGCCGAGCGAGGGGAGACCTTGTGATGCTGCGACGGAGCCGGCCGATCAACGCCTGCACCTGCGGCTTCCGGTCGTGGCTGCTGTGGCGGTTCCGCATCCATACCGAGACCTGCCCGGTGTGGAACCGATGACCGCCGGCAAGCGTCGGTGGCGGCTGGCCCTGGCCGAAGACCCGTACCTGTGGTCAAGATTCCGGGTGCGAACCCCTCCGTGGAAGGTGCTGTGATGCCCGAGAACAACGACGAAGCTGCCATCGAGGCCATGCGAGCGCAAGAGCAGGCCGCCCAGGCCGCCGAGGCCGCTGCCAACCAGGCCGAGCTGGACCGTCAGGCAGCGAAGCTGAGCCAGCGGGTCAAGCGTGAGCAGGGGAACGGGAAGAAGAAGTGAAGGACTGGCCCACCTTAGTCCTCCACCTGGTCGCCGTGTTCATGTGCGCCTGGAGCTTTGAGAGGGACTGGTTCTGGTTCATCCCCTACGGCTTCCTGGCATTGCTGTTCCTCGGGTTCTTCCTGGCCAACTACCTGGCTCGATCCATCGTCCTTCACATGGCAGCGGTATCAATCGAGCTGCGCAGGCGAGACAATGGTCGGTGACGTCTTCGGCGGCTTCACCGTGGCCGAGGCCAAAGAATGGCTGAAGGCGCGCCTCGATGTTGGGGCGAAATGTCCTGTTTGTCATCAGCGGGCCCAGATGTACCGGCGCACCATCAACTCCGGCATGGCACGGTCGCTGATCTCGATGCACCTGCTCGCCCCGGACGGCGGCTGGGTCCGGATCACCACTCAGCTCGACGCCCGCTCGCGCGAGGAAGGCAAGCTGCGGTACTGGAACCTGGTCACCGAGCGGCCGTCGGATCGTGCCGACGGGGTCCGGTCCGGGTTCTGGCGAGTCACCGAGGCGGGACGTCGGTTCGTGCTCGGAATGAGAAAGGTGCCCAAGTACGCCCACATCTACGACGACAGGTTCTTCAAGTTCAGCGGGCCGCCGATCACGATCTACGACGCGCTCGGCAAGAACTTCAGCTACGTCGAGCTGATGTCAGGTGGAACGGTCGAACATGGTCAGTGACGCCAGGGCGATGCGAGCCCGTGACCTGCACCGTTCGGCCGGCACGTCTCGGGCCCACCTGGAGCGGTACCGGGTCGAGCGCAACCAGATCATCCGAACACTGCGCGCCGAAGACCCAGACCTGTGGACCTACCAGGCGCTGGCGGCGGCGGTAGGTTGCTCGAAGGAACTGATCGCCGCCATCGTGCAAGGGAGAACGACGTGAGCTTCGAGACCATCCTGCTGATCCTCGGCGGTCTCGCCGTGGTGGTCGCGGTGGGAGCCTGGCTGGCCGGCAAGATCTGGCCGTCGCTGTTCCACGACGACCGCACCGAGGACGAGCCCGGCTGGCTCGGGAACGAGAGGCGATGAGGCGCCGACGCCGAGGTGTGATCCCCGGACTACCACCGCACATGCAGGGACATGTCTACAACTATGGTCACCGGCACGGCAGCCTAGCTCGACCTGCCCGGTCGACTCGATCATTGTTCGTCGACCGGCTCCCGGACGGCCGCTGGGCTCAGTGGTGGGCCCGTGACTGGTACGTCGTCGACCAGCAGGTCTGGCAGCGGCAGGCACTTCCGTACGGAAAAGCTCCCCGCTGGACGAGGCTGGACCCTGCTACCGGAGTGGTAATGGTGTGAGAGGACCGTTCGAGCACCACCTCGACTGCCCCGCCTACGAGCGCGGCGACCTGGGCGCCGACTGCACCTGCGGACAGACCGAGCGGACGAAGAGGTGGCTGGTCGAGCATCAGGCCGTCCCGGTCAGACTGCTCCGTACCGACGAGCTGCACGAAGAGTGGGGACTTCGCTACAAGAACTCTGACAACCGGGCCGTCTACATTGCTCGCGACGGCAAGGACGACGCGAGGGATGCCATGGCACCGGGCGACGTGCTCGTGCGCCGCTACGTCACCGACTGGGAGGAAGCCGGCTGATGGAACTGAAAGACATGATCATCATCAGCACCTGGGTCCTCATCCTCTGGTGGCCGGTGATTTCGATCAAGGACTCGCTGCGCGAGGTCGCGGCCGAGTCCCACCGCATTGCGAGCTTCCTGGAGAAGATCGCCCGCCACGCCGACGAGATGAGTCAGAAGTGACCGACACCGACCACGACATCGAGAGCCCGCCTGAAGGATGGCCGGACGAGCACATGCTGGAGGCGGCCTGGGGGATCATTGCCAACGCCTGGTGGGGCGACTGGTCCAAGGCGTCACCGGAGTGGCAGCGGGCAGCCACCCGGTGGCGCGATGCCTATCACCGACACCTCGACATCGACCTCGAACGAGACAAAGCTCGATGAGGGTTCGATTTCACCTGGCCACGAGGGTCAACGTCCCCGACGAAGATCGCGACCTGTCTGCCATCCCTCGCGAGGGTGACGAGGTGATCTTCGGCGAAGAAGATGCCGGAACCGACAGAGGTTTCACTGTCAGGACTGTCCGCTGGTACCTCGACGAGCCAGACTTCGACGTCTACATCGTCCTACGATGAAGATCACGGCGAGTTCGAACGCCACCGGGACGACCAACGCGATCTGTCCGGACCTGCTGTCGATCCGTGACATCGGTGCGGCCGACGGCTGGCGGGGACACCTGGTCCGGGGCTTCTTTCGGGTGCTGAAGGTGGTGACGGGGCTGTGAGCGAGATCGACGACCTGCCGCTGACCGAGTACCTGCTCCTCGACGTGCTGGCGGCACGGTTCCGGACCGGGGACCAGATGTGGACTTTCCCACGTCGAGCCCGGCACTATCTGCGGCGGCTGGACGAGCGCGGCCTGGTCGAGCTGAAGGCCGGCGTGGTCGAGAACACCGTGCAGGCGAGGCTGACCGAGTCCGGACGCGAGGCCGTCCTGCTGCACGGGTACCGCTCGGCCTTCGACCAGGCGCTCGACGAGACGGACGGGCTGCTACACGAGTGGATGGACTGGTGGTCGGAGGACTGCTCGGCCCCGGTCAAGATGCCAAACGCGCTGCATGTGCGGACCGCGATGTACCTTCGGGTCAGGAAGCTGACTCGGGAGTCGACGGAGGAGAGATCGTGAGAGAGGACGAACTGGATAGCGCCATCGACGAGCTGCTCGATCGGTGGTCCCGATGAAGAAGATCAAGAAGATGTCGGCTCGCAATCCCGACGCCACCGCCGTTGTGCCGATGGGCTCGACCGTGCGCGAGCAGGTCTACCTGCGGCAGACCGGAGCGAGTGTGCTCACACCGGCACAGCGTCGTCGGTGGCGGCACAAGAACCGACGGGCGCTGAGAGTCGGATGAATCTTGTCCTCGATCGATCTGGCGGTGTAACGTTCGGCTTCTGACCCCAGACGATAGGGAACGTTAGTGATAGACACCGACACACCTGACGCGGGTCAGCTCCTGGACGACGAGTTCTTCACGGTCTACGGGCTGGCCCGGTACCTCGGTGTCTCCCCGCACACGATCTACGAGTGGAACGCTGTGGGCTCCGGACCGGCGTACTACCGTATTGGTCGATATGTCCGTTACAAGAAGTCGGACGTCGAAGCCTGGCTCGAAGACCGCCGACAGCCGGCAGTGTCATGAGCACACAGACGAGACGGCCACAGTGGACCAAGGTCGAACTCTGGCACTTCGCCGAGGCGATGCTGCTGGCCGGCCTGTTCTGCCTGGTGCTCAGCTTCTGGGAGCCCGGACTGTTCCGCCTGTTCGCAATCGTCGAAGGTGTCGTCGTCATCGCTCTGCTGCGGGGGTACAACCGGTGACGATCTTCTACCTGGCCACCTGTCAGGACTGCGAGCCGGTCCTGCCGATGCCGTTCTACGACGAAGAAGAGCGGTACACCTGGTCACGAAGGCATCGAGAAGCCACCAACCACGTGGTCGTGCACGAGGAGGAGATCCGCTAGGCCCACCGCAACAGAAGGCGAGAACACCATGAGAACCAACGACAGCCCGGCAGGGGTGACGTGATGGCCGGGTCGGGACGAAAGCTGCGCGAGGCGGAGATGCTCTCGCACCACACGTGCAAGAGCTGCCAGCCACCCAAGCAGGTCTACACCAGTCGCAAGGCGGCCAGGCTGGCGGCCAAGAGGCAGCCCGGCAGGGGACGCATGCCGGCGTACCTGTGCCCGGGTGGGGAGGGTTGGCACCTGGGACACCTGCCGGCCGCCGTCCGGGCAGGCAACGTCGGACGAGACATCTACGACCGCCTCTACCGAGAAGAGGAAGCCTCGTGAAGACCGCACTGGCGGCACCGGAGGATCCACGTCGGGTCGAGGTGCTGGCTCGAATCGCCGCCGTGCTGCGCGCGGCCGGCAGCCTGCGGCGGCGGTAGACGTGATCGCTCTGTTCGCAGGGGTCGCGTACGTGCTGGCCCTGTTCGCCGCGTGCGTGCTGCTCGGGCAGTCGGCGGTCACGACCGTGCTGGTGGTCCTGATCGCGATCGTCGGCACCTGGCTGCGGAGCCGTCGATGAAACGCTGGCTGAGGTGCTGGCTCAGGTTCCTGTTCGGACGGTGCCCGGTGTGTGAGCTTCGGTGGTGCCCGGTGTACGGCGCCTATGGAAACCAGCCTCCCGTCTCGCCGGCTGTGTTCGTGATGCACCGAGGAGCGCAGTGGTGATCCCGGGACTGCTGCTCGCTCTCGACCTGGAGACCGCCGACGAGTCGGAGATGTTCGCTCGTGAGGACTTCATCCGAGTAGCAGGCTACTCGACCGGGGTCGGGGTGCGGCAGACCACCGACATGGCCGAGGTGTCGGCCGCCATCGACGCCGCGCAGACCGTCACCGGGCACAACCTGCTCGGCTTCGACCTGATCGCGCTGGCGCGCCACGAGGGGCTGGACTTCTGGCCGCTGCTGAACCGGGATGCGGTCCTGGACACCAAGCTGCTGGCCTTCCTGGCCGACCCGCCGGCAGCCAAGATGAACGCCGGCTGGATCGAGAAGTACTACTCGCTGGACTCCGTCGGCGACCGGCTGGTGGGACAAACCAAGCACGGTGACCTGAAGAAGCTGGCCAAGAGACACGGCGGCTTCGACGCGATCCCGGTCGACGACCCGGAGTTCATGACCTACCTGGACCAGGACGTGAACTTGAACAGGGCGGTGCTGGCGGCGCTGGAAGAAAGTGAGGCGGTCACACCGTACGCAATGCGCGAGCACAAGGTGGCCGGCCTGGCGGCGCAGATCACCCTGAACGGGTTCAGAGTCGACCCGGCGCTGTTGGACGAACGGGTGGCCGGTGTGGTCGCCCGTCGAGCAGAGCTGATCGAGAGGCTGGTGAGCGAGTATGGGCTGCCGATGCTCCGCAAGGACGGCAAGACGTCGGCCGCGCCGCAGAACACCCAGGCCGGCCGACTAGCGATCAAGGCCGCGTTCGAGGCGGTCGGTGCTCCGTACATGCCCAAGACACCGGGCGGTGCCTGGGCCACCGGGGCCGAGTCGATGCGGCAGATGATCGCCTACTACAACCACCTGCCCGAGGTCATCGAGCTGGCCGAGGTGGTGGCCGCGCTGAACGGTCAGCGCACCGTGTACGAGACCGCCAGGGACAACATGACGCCCGACGGTGACGGGTTCCGGGTGCATCCGAGGGTGGCACTGCGGCAGGCGTCCGGGCGGTGGAGCCTGACCAGGCCGGGACTGACCGTGATGGGCAAGAGAGGGGGCCGGCACGTCGAAAGAGAGATCTTCGTCCCGGATCCAGGGCAGACCATCCTGTGCATCGACCTGGCCCAGATCGACGCACGAGCGGTGGCGGTCCTGAGCCAGGACGAGAACTACATGGCGATGTTCGACGAGGGCATGGACCTGCACTCCGAGGTAGCACTGCGGGTCTTCGGTGACCGAGGCATGCGCGAGCCGGCCAAGGTGGCAGGACACGGCTGGAACTACGGGCTGGGCGTCGAGGGTCTGATCCGACAGTTCGGGATCGAGCGCGAGGTCGCGGTGGCCTTCCACAAGAGCATGCGCGAGCAGTTCCCACGCCTGGTCGAGTGGAAGGAGCAGATGGCCGAGATCGCACGGTCCGGGGAGCTGCTCGACAACGGGTTCGGCCGGATGATGCGACCGGACGTGGCCCGGGCCTACACCCAGGGCCCGGCGTTGATGGGCCAGGGCTGCGCTCGCGATCTGTTCATGAAAGGCATGCTTTGCCTGCCTCCGGAAGTTCTGCCCATGCTTCGGGGGCTTGTTCACGATGAGGTCGTTTTGTCCGTTTCGGATGACATCGTCGAGGATGTCCAGAAGGTCGTGGTCGACGCGCTGTCGTTCGACTGGTGCCCGCCGAGCCTGCCCACGGGTCGTCCGATTCGCGTAGTGGCAGACGTGACCGGATCCTCTAGGGTCAGTTGGGGCGCCGTCTACGCCAAGGACAAACCAGAACAACCTGCGACATCCACCGACATTCCCGCCAGTATCGACGAGGAGATCGACTATGCCGACGACTGGTGAGCGCAACGCCATCGAGACTCGATACGCCGGCTGTCGGTTCCGGTCCCGTCTAGAGGCCCGGTGGGCGGTGTTCTTCGACAAGCTGGGCATCGGCTGGGAGTACGAGCCGCAGGGCTACCGGGTCGGCGGGACACCGTACCTGCCGGACTTCTGGTTGCCGAAGATGCGGCAGTGGGTCGAGGTCAAGGGCTCGACGCTGAACCTGCGCGAGCGGGTCGTCATGGCCAAAGCAGTGTTTCCCGGCGGCGGTCTGCCGTACAACCTCAACGGTGTCTTGCTCCTCGGTTCCATACCCGACGTCCGGGTGTCAGGGGTCAAGGTGGCACATCCTCGATTCTTCTTCCACGAAGGCGACCTGTACCGGAACCCGTTCTACTTCTCGGAGGACACCATCGACGACCCGCCGGAGTGGAGGGTCGCACGAGCGATCATCGGGCGCACCGATCAACATCTGGCTGATCTGTTGTGGGTGAGCGAAGCGTCCTCGGCCTGGAGTCCGACCGCCTACATCAACGATCCGCACGTGACCGGCTTCACCAGGCGTAAGAGCACGCCGGCCGAAAGACGGGTCGCCAAGGCGTACGTCGCCGCACGTTCGGCACGCTTCGAGCACGGGGAGCGCGGATGACTACGTCCGTACCGATGACCAAGGAGCTGCCGTTCGTCACGCTGTTGCGCGCGATCGGACGGATGCAGGGGGAGAAGCTGTCCCTGTGCAACGACGCGGTCACCAAGCACAACCCGGAGGGCAGGTTCAAGCCTCGGGTGTTCACCGCCGCCGAAGCGGTCGACATGCTCGGACGGTCCAAGGTCCTGGCCGGCGGGAACACCTGGTACGGGGTGGCGGTGTTGCGGTCCGACTTCCCGACCGGGAGGGGACGCGGCTGGGCCAAGGACGTGGCCGGGGTAAGAGCGCTGTACGCCGACCTGGACGTCAAGGACGGCGGCCTGGCCTCGATCGAGGACGCTCGGGCGGTCATCGAGGAGGTCGGACGGCTGATAGGTGTGCCGGCGTGCGCGGTGGTGGTGACCGGCGGCGGCCTCCAACCGTACTGGCGGATCGCCAGGGACGATCGGGCGGACTTCGAGCCCGGGAGCGAGACGTGGCTGAAGGCGGTGGCGTCCTACCGCAGGTTCGGACGGCTGGTCGCGGCTGTGGCGGAGGGACTCGACGGACGGGTCGACTCCGTGTTCGACCTGTCCCGAGTGCTGCGAGTGCCGGGGACGGTGAACCGCAAGTACGGCGACGGAGTACCGGTCGGCGTCGAGGTCTACGACGCGACCTACGGCGGTGGGACAGGGACGATCGGGCTGGATCGGCTGGACGAGATCCTGGAGGAGAAGGGGATCGTCGCGCTGGACGAGGACACGGCCGTGGTCGGCAACGTGGTCTCGGCATCGGAGGAGTGGGACTGGGCCCCGGACGGGGTGGTGTGCCAGTACGTGCGCAAGATGGTCGAGTCCTGGAAGGGGGAGCAGGAGCTGCCGCGCGGCCGGCATCCCTGGCTGATGGGCCAGGCGACACGGCTCGCGGCCTTCCACCGGGCTGGTCTGGTGACTGCGGAGCAGTACCAGGAAGCCGCAGACGCCCTCGTGCGGCGATTTCACGAGCTGTTGGATACGTGGGGCCAGCCACGCGCTGCGGCGCCGGGAGAGGTCGCCCTGGCGTTCGGGTGGGGACAGCAGCAGGCGTCGAGCAAGACGGATGCGGCATTGGCGAGCGAGTTCGGCGGCCACCGACACGAGATCGACGGCGGAGCGTTCGGCGAGGGGTCCTCGTGTGTGAAGGGGGCGGTGGGGTTGGGGTCGCGGGCGGAACTGGTCGGGGCGAAGGCGGTCGAGACGGTCGCGGAGCCGTTGGTTGCGGTGTCGGTTGTGGACTCGGGCCCGATGGTCGAAGGTTCGGTGGTCGAGCACGACGGGTCCACTGAAGCCGGCGAGGCGGCTGTGTACCAGATGCAGCCGCAGGAGATGTTCACCGACGCACGGATGGCCGAACTGGCGGTGCGGGACGTGCTGGCGGGACGGTTCATGTGGGTCGGTGGCCTCGGCTGGCACCACTGGGACGGGAAGCGTTGGAAGTTGTGCATGGACCAGAGGGTCATCGAGGCGATCCGGGCCTGGGCGGTCGAGCAACTGAAGATCATGGTGGTCAAGAAGCGGCGAGGACCTGGCGACCCGTACTACGACGGCTGGGCGAAGATGCTCGGAGTGCCCAAGCTGAAGAACGTGGTCACGTTCGCCATGGGGATCGTCGAGCGGGAGGTCGGGGAACTGGACGGGGATCCGGACATCATCAACACGCCGTCCGGGATTCTGCACCTTCGGACGCTGAAGGTGGGGCCACATGATCCGAGCAAGCTGTGCACCAAGATCACGTCGGGGAACTACCGGCCGGGGTTCGTGCACGCGGACTGGGAGAAGGCGCTGGAGGCACTGGGGATCCCGGACGGAGGAGCGACGGTGGCGTGGTTCCAGGCCCGGGTCGGGCAGGGCATTACCGGGCACCGGTCGCCGGACGGGGTCAACGTCGTGCTCCAGGGCGGTGGACAGAACGGCAAGGGCGTGCTCGTTTCGGACGGGCTGGTGCCGGCGTTCGGGGACTATGCGGAGTTGGCCTCGCACAAGTTGATCCTCGGTGAGAACGAGCACTCGACCGAGCAGGCGTCACTGCACGGAAAGAGGTTCCTCGTGGCCGAGGAGCTGACCGAGGGCCGGGCGTTGAACGTCGGGGCGATCAAGAGGATCTCGGACGTCTCGACGATCACGGCCAGGCACGTCTACCAGCGCAACATGACGTTTCGGGCCACGCACACGCTGTTCGCGACGACCAACTACATCCCGGTGGTGAACGAGACCGACTGGGGTACGTGGAGAAGGCTGAACCTGCTGATGTTCCCGTACACCTTCGTGGCGACGCGGGTGGAGGCTGTCCGGGACAACGATCGGATCGGGGACTCACGGCTGAAGGGCCGGATCGAGAGTAACGAATCGGGGCAGCACGACGCGGCGGTGACGTGGGCGGTGGAGGGTGCGGCGCGGTGGTACCAGCGGGGAGCGGACGCACTGGCGGCACCGGCCTGGGTGGTCGAGCGGACCGAAGCGTGGCGAGGGAACGCGGACCGGGTCTCGGCCTTCTGGGCTGACCACATCGTTCCGGAATCCGAGTCGTGCGTATTGGCGACCGAGCTGTTCGAGGCATTCAACGCGTGGCTGCAAGAGAATGGTCACAAGCCGTGGTCGAGGGAAATGTTCGAGTCCCGTTTCGGATCCCACCAGGTGACTTTGAAGCACGGTCTGGAAAAGCGCCGAGAACGTTCCCCCAAGCATGTTTCCAGGTATGTCCGGAGTTCTGACTGGAAGCCCGTGGCACTCGACGCACAGGCTCAGCATCAGGTGTGGTTGGGTGTCCGGTTTGCCACATCTGAAGACAGGCGCCCGCTGTACGCTGTGGGACTTCTGCCGAAAATCCCATGACTTCGGAACTCGAACGCCTCCAAGATCAACTTTTCAAGATCAACATCGCTCTGAGCAGGGGTGTGCAGGGTGTGCAGACCCCAAAGTAACTTCTTCTACACGGGGGGGTCATGGAAATGTTTGTTTTCGTGCTGCACACCCTGCACACAAGATCATCTTGAAGATCATCTTGAAGATCATCTTCGACGCGCCGCGCGGGGTCATCGGGGGCGGCCCGATCTGTCGGGGATGTCCGTTTTCAGAATACCCGGCGTCGGGGTTATCCCTGGAATACCCGGCGTGCAGGCTCGATCGGAAATATCGAGCCATTCTTTGGTGGTATTGCCGGGCTTTCAGGGCAGGTCTGGACCGGAGTACCCGAGCGGGGATCGAGGCCGTCAGTCAAGCGCACAGGGCCGCTTGGGGCGTTCTCGTGTTAGGGACCGAAATGTCCGTTTCTTAGCGCCTGCCGGCGCGAGGACCCTGGCCGCGTTGGTGCTGGGCCTTGGCTGCCATCTCCTCGCGGGCTCGCTCGCCGGCCTTGCGGACGGCCTCGGCGTTGCGGGCGGCACGGGATGCTGCGTCGGTCATGTCATCTCCAAGAGGGCTCGGGTGAAGCAGTAGTCGAGCCAGATCCAGAAGATGGTGATGGCCCAACAGATGACCTTGGCGCTGCGAGGAAGATCTTCCCACTGGTCACTCATCGCACGTCCACGGTCAGGATGACCTGCTTGGCCGCCCGGGTGATGGCGGTGTAGAGCCAACGCTTGGCCATCAGGTTCGCCTCCCGGCGGGCGTAGTCGGTGCCGGCGCCGCGCGAGAGGTGGTCCTTCGCCGTGATCGAGCGCAGGCCCGGGGTCTCGTCCACGACCAGGACCTTGTCCCACTGGGAGCCTTGGGCCTTGTGCACGGTGACCGCGTGGGCGTAGGTCGCCGCGACGACGCCAGGCCGGCGGAACGGGCCCGAGGACTGCCGGCGGGCACTCAGCTCGCCGTCGGTGCCGGTGAAGCCGACCGACCAGGCGCGCAGTTCGACGTCGAGGCCGGACTCGGTGGTGGCGGCGATGTCGAGGATGCGGGTGTTGTCGCGTCCGGTCTCGCCGAAGGTCTGTCGGACGGTGAGCTGTTGGCCGTTGAGGATGCCGGCCTCGCGGTCGTTGACCAGACCGATGATGCGCTCGCCCGGTTGGGGATACCCGGCATGGCCGGCCGCGCGGCGCATGGCGTTGATGACCCGCCAGCGGGTGGCGTTGCGCCAGCAGATCACCTGGTCGAAGCGGAGCGCTTCGACCGGGGTGAGGCGGTAGGGCCAACGGCCGGAGTTGCCGTCCATACCCGGCACGCCGAGATCGACGTCGTGTCCGTCAGCGGAACGTACGGCGGTGGCCAGGCGGGTCACGGGCGAGTCGAGGGCGGAGCGGTGGATGTCGGTGAGGAGCATGTCCGGCTCGGCGTCGATGAAGTACCCGGTGCCGTCGATCGGCGGGAGCTGCGCTGGGTCGCCGAGGACCAGAGTCGGCACGCCGAAGTCGAGCAGGTCCAGGGCCATGGTGTCATCGACCATGGACACCTCGTCGAGGACGAGCAATGCGGCGCGTTCCAGCTCGGAGCCGGTGTTGACGATCCAGCCCGGGGAGTCGATCTCGCGCTGTTCGGCCTCGATCTCGGCGTCCAGTCTCGCTTGTTCCACAGGGTCGAGTGCCGCGTTACGTGCCAGTTGCAGCTCGCGTAGGTGTTCGCGGGCCTTTTCGACCGGTTGGTAGATCAGCGAGTGGATCGTCTGCGCGCCGTCGCAGCCCTTCGAGGCCAGCACGTGTGCCGCCTTGCCGGTGAAGGCCGCGTAGCGGGTCCTGCCGACCAGGCCCAGCGCGGAGACGATCTCGCGGGCCACGGTCGTCTTGCCGGTGCCGGCGTAGCCGAACAGGCGGAACGTCTGTGTCTCGTCCGCTTTGAGCCAGCTCCTGACGCGCTCGACGGCTTCGAGCTGTTGGCCGGCAAGCTCGATGTCGGTCACGGGTGATCCGGGTCGTGGATGATGGCCAGGGCCATCGGGCGGAAGGTCATCGGGTGGTCGGAGGTGCACTCGGGGACGAGGGCTCGAAACTGCGCCATGGCTACCTTCCAGGTCTGTCGGAGTGGCTTGTGGTCTTCGTACCACGCCAGCCATGCGAGCTGGTCGGCGTGCGGGGAGTTCTCGTCCACGTCGGCCGGCTCGCGGTCCTGGTGGCGTTGCAGTGCGTCGTGGGTGTCGATCAGCCGGCACGCCGCTTCGTGAGTTCGCATGGGTGATCCTCTCGTCGAGGGGCCGCACTTCGGCCCTACGAGGATGGTACCATACTTTCTGGGCAGTGTCAATACCGGTTTCCTCGTCCTACCCCGTGACACTCGTGACAGCCGTGCCAAGGTAGCGATCGAAGGTGTCGGCGAAGTCGTCGAGGACGTAGCCTTTCAATCGGGCTCCGGTCGGCAGGCGCAGCGTGCGCGGGGCGATGCCATAGGCCCGGAGCACGCTGGCAAGTGCCGCTCCGTCGACCGCACCGGTCGCGGAGACGAGGTCGGCGGTCGAGACCCTGGTCTGTCCGGCGAATGCGTCACGGATGGCACTCAACAGAGCACCTGGCCCAGAGGCGTCCTCAGCGGTCGTGTATGCCTCGTGGAGCGTCATGGCGGCGATCCTGGCGTCGTAGGGCCAGCGTCCGCCTGCCAGGTCTGCTACGGCCATCAGGGGCTCCCAGACGTCGGCCGCACGGTCGGTCAGGGTCATTACGGGCTTTGCGGTCGACAGCTCGGTCAGGTGAGCGCCCAGCCAGGCGCCGAGACCAGATCCGATGCCCTGAAGGGCGGGCATGTCGGCGGATCGCAGCGGGTCGGCGGATTCGTGAGACGCCCGGCGGCGCATGCGAATGTTCACGGCCCGGTCGGTGATCGTGTCCGGGATGGTGTACCCGATGCCTGCCAGTGCCGCCATGGCGAAGCTGGGAAGGCGCACCACCGTCTGTGAGGACCCGGCACCGGAGCACCGGATCACAGGGCGGCCCCGGTTGAAGCCGGCGTTGAGCATGGCGCGCAGATTCTCGGCGCCGCCGCCGGAGGACCCGGCGACCGGCCAGATCGCGTCGGCCTCGTCGAACAGGAGGGTCGGCGGGTCGTCGGCGTCGATTGATCGCACGATCGCGGCATAGGTGGCGTTGAACGCCATCAGCGGGTCGTGACAGAGTCCCTCGATGACGTCGAGCAGGCGGGACTTGCCGCAGCGTTTCTCCGGGGAGCTGATGACCAGTCGCGGCGCGGTGTAGAGCGCCGGCTGGACATGGGTCGCCGCGATCCAGAGGGTCACGGCGTCGGTGGCCTCGGGTGAAGGCATGACGACGTAGCGCACGAGGGCCTCGCGCGCTGCGTCGAGCGGGCTGGTGGTCATGACTGGCCGCGACGCTTCGGTGGCCAGAGCCCGTGTTCGGTGGCCAGCTCGATCGCTCGGCGTTCCCAGACCGCACAGGCCGGAGTACCCGGCCCGAGAGAACGGGCGAAGTCGATCATGCCGGCGACCTGTTCGGCCACGGTCACTTCGATCATCGAGTCGGACTCGACGTCGTAGACGGTCATCATCGGAGCACTCGGCGAGGTGGTCATGACGTCGCGCTGTCGTGGAGCCAGTCGTCGAGTCGACGCATGACCAGGAAGATGTGCCGGTCGCCGGGGTTGTCGATGTAGTCGCGTTCCTCGCTCGACCAGCCGTAGTCGAGCAGGGCTCGCAGGTCCTGGACAGGCAGCGGGTCGGGAGTAGCAGGAAGTGGAGTACCCGGCGAGTCGGGCTCGGATTCGAACACGTCGGGAATGCCGTCGCCTCGACCTTCGTAGGTGGTGAAGCCAGCCGCGTCGACTGCGGCGGTCAGCTTCGCTACGGCGGCGTTGGGGTCGTCTGCCTCGACGACGTGCACGACACCGACGAGGACGTTGTAGGCGGTCATGACGTCACCTCGTCAGAGGCCGGTGAGTCGAGCCCGTACCTGCCGGACTCAGCGTCGGGAAGCGTTCCGATGTACTCGGACGCCTCGTTGTGAGTGGTGAACAGACCGACCACCGGGCATTGCTGGCCGGGCTTCACGCCCTCGGTGTCGACGACTACCCACCAGTCGGTCAGGCAGTAGGCGTGTGCGTTGCCGAGAGGGTCAGGGCCGATCAGGTGGCCGTCGATGTCGGCGGAGCATTGCTCGCACAGCTCGTACTGGAAGCCTTCGACGATGGTGGCAACCTGCTCGCCGGCCAGACCCGGCACGACGGTCGCGGGCACGTGCTCGGCGAAGGTGATCGGTTCGTCCGGGAATGCGTCGGTGTGTTGCTCCCGCGCGTGCTCGGCGTCGTCGGCGGTCCATGTCCGGACGCCTTCGGCGGTGGAGACGAGGTAGGTGCTCATGACGCCAACTGACGAGCTGCAAGTGCGGACTGGTTGCGGACTGCTCCGCACTTGCACTTGGACACGTAGGAGTCGAAGTAGGACCAACGGTGCTGGTCGTGCGGGGTGAAGGGCTCGCCGTCGAAGCGTCCACCGGTCGAGTGGGAGAAGTCGTCGGCGCCGTCGTAGGCCCAGCAGGTCATCTGCGAGTCGATGTCGTACAGGGCAGCGAAGAACAGGCCCCACTCGTCCCACGTGGCCGCCCAGTCGTACCCGGCACCGTAGGTCCCGGTATTGGACCGACGACGGCCCTTGCGCTGCTCGGCCACCAGGTGAACCTCGAAGGCGTGATCGCGGCTGCGAGAGCCGTGGCTGGTCAGCTCGACGTCCACGCCGTCGATGCCGGCCGTCGCCGCGTACACCTGGCGCGCGGAGAGGATGTCTGTGTGAAGTCGCATGTCGTCACTTCCGATCTGGCGCATACCTTGCGCCGCTAAGAGGATGGTATCGGGAATACCCGGCAAGTGTCTAGTTGTAGGAATACCTGGCGTCACGCCTCCCGGACGGTGCGTCGGACGGCACGCTCGTGGGTCGGCATGGCGTCGAAGTCTCCGGCCAGGATCATCGCGCGGGCCGTGAGCCGGCCTCGCTTGACGATTCCACGTCGGACCTGGCGCCGCATGCGGCGCGCGGCCTTGCTCGTGTCTGTCATGGCTTCCTCTCTGGGCCGTCGATCTGACGACTCCGCACGGTGCCAGGGGTCGGGGGGAGTAGGTCGCTCGCTTCGCTCGCGCTCACCCTGTGGGATACCTGGCGCCATGCCGAACGGTCAGACGGACGCGTCGTCGAGCATCCGGCGCGCTTCGGTGTTGGCGTACTCGGTGCCGAAGAATCCCCAGCAGGATTCCTCGACGGTCCACTCCTCGACACGATCGGGACTCGACCCGTCGTCCCACAGGGTGCGGCCGGTGCGGAGTCGCTCCACGATGACGCCGTAGACCTCTCCGTCGAAGTACGCGCGCCATTCGGCGGCCTCGCCGGACAGGTCGACCGGTAGCTGGATCACGCCGACGTGGGAGCGCCAGTCGGCCGTGTCGAAGATCAGCACGAGTCCGTCACGGGTCGAGAACGTCTCGACGGTGGTGACGTTGTGCCAGATCCGGAGGTAGCGGGCGAACAGGTCGGACCCGTCGTGCACGCCGTGACGCTCGACGTACCAGCGCAGCGCGGAGATCAGCGAGTCGGCATCGGCCGGCACGTAGACCTCGCGGCCGAAGTAGGGCCGCCCGTCGTAGGGGACCATCAGGGCCGGCGCCAGTGCGTCGCCGTAGGGTTCCTGACCGGTCGTGTCCTGCTCGATGCGGGCACGCCAGCCGGGACGGTTGTCGCGGGTGATCGTGTCCACGGTGTAGTCGCTCATGACTGCCTCTCTGGATCGCTAGGTGCGGTCGGCCGGGCCGGCCGATCGTCACTGTTGACGATTCCGCACGGTGCCAGGGTCGGGGGAATACCTGGCGCCATGCCGAACGGTCAGCGAGTCTTTCCGCCCCACATGCGGGTGAGTCTGTCTGCCGTCATGCTCCGCGCTTCCACGTTGCCGATCGGGGTCCAGCAGGACAGGCACCGGGGTCCCGGGAAGACTTCGAGATCGTCCACGGTCGTGCCGCAGTCGCGGCACACGTGAGTGTCTGTCTCGCTCATGACAGGTACACCTGGCCGTCGTCGCCCACGTAGGCCCCGGTGTCGCCGTACGGGTGCGACGCCGCCGTGAGTCGGTCGCCGCGCTCACCTAGGCCCATGTCCCAGAATCCGGCGCCGTGGCGGTCGCGCGTCAGTGCGAAGTTGTGCCCGATCGCCTTGCTCGGCAGCTCGGCAAGGTCGTCGCGGTTGTCGTGCAGGAACGCGACCAGCTCGGATCGGGCCCGGTCGACCGATTCGGGGTCGATGTCTTCGGGGGAATACCTGGCGTCGAGAGGTTGTCTGTCCTCGTCCACGCTGGACCAGAGAACGGTCACCAGGTACGCGTGCAGGATTGACTCGATGCGTTCGGCCGTGGGCATCCACGGGCTGCCGGGCTCGGGTGGAATACCCGACCCGGTGACGGTGGCGTGCCCGGAGTCAGCACACGGCCGGCAGTACTTTGACAGGACTGCCTCAACTGGTGACAGGGTGCGACCGCACCCGTTCGCGCATGTGCTCATGACTGCCTCTCTGGATCGCTAGGCGCGGTCGGCCGGGCCGGCCGATCGTCACTCTGACGATTCCGCACGGTGCCAGGGTCGGGGGAATACCTGGCGCCATGCCGAACGGTCAGTCTCGGCCGAACGCGTCGCCCGTGTAGGTGTCAAGGTCGGCGTCGTCGTAGCACCCGGATTCGACGCACTCCCAGAGGTAGAGCCGGCGTGTGCCGGATCGGTCGAGATCGACCGGGAAGCCTGCCGCGATGTCCTCGACGGTCGCCGCGAGCCTGCCGGCACCCTCGGGACCGATGAACAGTGGCGCGTCGGCCCGGCCGTCGATGTCGGCGTTCGCCGCGAGGTTCCGTAGGTCCTCGGAGTGGCGGAAGTCCAGCCATGCCGTCTCGTAGTCCTGCTGGTCACCTGCAACGGTCGCACCTTCGAACAGATATTCGGCCGCGTCGACCAGCTCGCGGCCGGCATACTGCACGGCGTCACGGAGACTGGGCAGGAAGGGGAACCCATCCGAGTCGGCCGCGTCGGGACCATACCCGGCAAGTCCGAACGCCACGTGATAGTGGCGGGTCGTCGTGTCGCTCATGTCTGCCTCTCTGGATCGTCACTCTGACGATTCCGCACGGTGCCAGGGTCGGGGGAATACCTGGCGCCATGCCGAACGGTCAGACGTCGCTGTCGTCGTCGCTGTCGTCGTCGCTGTCGTCGGAGTTGTCGACGACGTACTCACACAGTGCCCGGACCAGCCTCTCGGCGATCATGTAAAGCGCGACGCCGGCCGCGCTGGTCATGTCCTCGGGCTCGCCGTACTCGCTGATGTCCTCCTGCCACGCGGCAAGGTCGACAAACTCGCTCCACCGGGTGAAGGTGTAGACATCCGGTGCGCTGTCCGCGATCTCGTGCAGGGTCCCGTCGGAGTCGTCGAGAATGTCTCGCGCAACCTGTCGCGGGTCGGTGTCCTCGCCGTAGGTGAGACGCTCTACGACGTCATCGCGAACCGACGTCAGGAACCGCGCGCCGGCACCGTCGATGTCGAAGTCTGCCGTACCCGCGTCTGCCTCATTGGCCAGCCGGTACGCCGTGAAACCCTTCACGTCGTCGACAGCCTCTAGGGCCGCCGTTGTCACGTTGTCGCTCATGTCTGCCTCTCTGACCCTGCCACTCTGGCGGATCGCACGGTGCCGGGAGTACCCGGCGCCATGCCAACCGTCACGTGTCTGTCAGTGCTCCGCCGCACGCCGTGCAGCGCTCGGGCTGTCCCTCGCTGGCCGCGTAGTCTTCGGCACTGTCGCGAAACATGACCTTGGGGAACGCGTCGGAGTCGTAGGTCCGTTCGTCGGTCCGGTCGATACCCGCGACGCGTGCGAGCACGTCTAGGTGAATCTCGGGGTCGACCGCCATCGGTCCCGGGTCGTGATGTCCGACGTTGCCAGGGTTGACCGTGAGTGCTCGCACGACGCACGGGCCGCACCAGACATCGGCCCGGTAGACATACCCGACGACGTCGTACGGCAACGCGTGCAGTCCGGCGGCCCTTGCCTGGTGCCAGGACAGCGGTTGTGTGTGGTGGATCATGACTGTCTGCCTCTCTGTTGGTCTGGCCTTGTGGCCAGCCTAGCACAGTGTGTCAAGTCCCGGGACGATCCGTGGAATACCCGGCGCCGGCCGATCTTGGGAATACCCGGCGCGGAATACTCGGCGCCGGCCGATCCGTGGAATACCCGGCGCGGAATACCCGGCGCCGGCCGATCCGTGGAATACCCGGCGCGGAATACCCGGCGCCGGCCGATCTGTTGGTGTGTCGCTGATGTCTCTGATGTCGGAGATGGTGGTGATGTCCACAGTTGTCCCAGTTGTCCCAGTTGTCCCAGTTGTCCTGGTATGTCCCAGTTGTCCGATTCTCGTCTCGTGCCGGCCGTGACGTCGTGACAGCCGTGACGTCGTGACAGTCGTGCCGGCCGTGACGTTGTGACAGCCGTGCCGGTATGACGTCAGATCGTGACCAGACGCGGCCGGCCGATCGGCGCGCGCGCGTCCACGCGATAGGACACGGATAGCGCGTCGTCACGGTGGACTAGGGACAGGTGCAGCACAGTGCCGGCCGGTGCGGCCGTCGACAGGATGTCTGCTGCGATGCGGCCGGCATGGTGAAGACTCACCAGTCCGTGCACGTTCGCGGGCAGGGTGAAGGTTGGGACCTGACGGCCGCCGGACTGCCAACCGTCCACGGCTGGTCCGATGACGTTAGCGGTCACGGTCACGTCGTGCGACAGGGTCATGACTGCCTCTCTGGGACGTCACTCTGACGTTCCCGCACGGCGGCCGGAGCATGCCGGCCGCCATGCCGGCGCGTCAGTGTGCGAACGGGTCTGGGATGCCGGCCGCCGCGTCCACGATGTCGTCATACGACGTCGGTCCGTCCGAGACGGGACCGATGAGCGCAATGCCCAGTAGGTCCGTCGCTGCCTCATGCGCGAGCATGCCGGCCGGCGCGTCAGTGCTCCACCTGACGTAATGGCGTGTCAGTGTGTCGTGCGCCCCGGCTGCGCCGGCACGGACCGTCTGTGTGACCGTGACGTGCCACAGACGCTGTCCGTCCTCGTCCGTGACGTTGTCCACGGTCACCCTGGCGTCGATGACGCGTGACGGTCCGTCGACAGGTGACACGTAGTCCGTACGGTTGGCGTCTGTCCTGTCGAGTAGCCACGTCGACAGCATGTCCAGTGCCATCCGATCGGCCGTGTCCGGCATCGTGGCATAGGTCCGTGCGATGTCGGCCGCTACCTCGTCGTAGTCCACCTTGGCGCCCGACGCCAGTGCTGCGAGCACGTGACCGATCGTGCCGGGGGACTGGTAGGCGGCAGCGATGGCCGCTGCCACGTCGTCCGAGATCTCGTCTCGGCCGTAACGGTCCGTCACCTGTGCCACGGCGTCTGTCCAGCTCGCGTGACGCGTGCGGTTTGTGATCTTGCTCATGGTGTCCTCTCTGGTGTCCGTCACTCTGACGGTCCCGCACGGCGGCCGGAGCATGCCGGCCGCCATGCCGGCGCGTCAGTCGTCGCTGTCGATCACAAACGTCGTCGCGGCGATCATGTCGAGTAGCTCTGGCACCGGTCGCCATTGCTCCCAGCCGGCCGCTGTGGTGATCCGCACGTATGCCGTCATGACGTCCTGTCCGGTGCGCGTATAGGCCGCACTGTCGGCCGCGTCTGTGAAGTGACGCAAGGTGCCGGCCGACACACCGTCCGCCGCACTGTCGTCGACCCATCGGGCCCGTGCGCCCCGGATCACACCGTCGACCAGGGTGGACAGGTGCACTGCCATGTGGACTGTCAGTGCCGGCCGCGTCGCTGTCGTCGTGTCGCTCATGTCTGCCTCTCTGGGACGTCACCCTGACGTTCCCGCACGGTGCACCGGTCGGCCGGTGCGCCATGCCGACGCGTCAGTCCTGTCTGTGATCCTGCCCGGGCAGGGTGCCGGACAGGTGGTGCCATTGTCCGGCCGTACGGCCGTCCCATAGACAGCCTGTGCTGTCTTCGGTAGGACATGCCGGCAACGGGTGCGCTGGCGTCTGTACGGACAGCACAGACGCTGCCAGCGCTACGGCTGCCAGGATGCCGGCACGGCGCCGCGTCATGACGTCCACCCTGCTACTAGGTCCGGCTGGCAGTAGTCACATGGCGGGTATGGGCAGTCCGGCCCATCGTGGCCGATGTCCTCGCCACGTTCCCGCGCGGCCTCGCAACACCGGCAGCATGTCGACGTCGGCCGCGTCATGACGTCCACCCTGCCAGGGTGGCGCCGTACAAGATCACTAGCGGCACGACGACCGCGAGGACGACCGCACGGACTGTCTGCCAGGGTGCCGGTAGCGTTCTCATGGCGTGGCCACCTCGTGACCGGCACTGTCGAGTACGGCGCCGTCTGACCGGGCATCGCATCGCCACGGGTCTAGGTACTCCACATACACCAGCGTCCACGTGCCGTCCGTGCGGAGGTAGATGGGCCGATGGCAGTGTCGACAGGTCCGGCTGTCCGTGCGGGTAGGTGTGTCACACATGCTGTCCTCTCTGCGCCGTGCGCCCGTTGCGCCCGTGCACTGCCACACTGGCACGTGTCAACTGGTGTGACGGTACGACTGTGCACTGATGATCTTGACACCATGATCCACATGTAGTCTGACGTGCACAGATACCATGCCATGTGACCTAGGTCACACTGTCTCACTATGTGAGAACGATCATGGCGTCACAAGATCATGTCCACAATGTGAGAACGATCATGATGGCGCCATGATCATTCTAGCGGGAATCGGACGCCGAGCTCGTGTCCGTTATGTCCGCAATGTCCCCCCCGGGTCGCCGTCAGAATGATCTTGGCCGCCCCCAGGCAGCGCGGGGTGGTACCCCCGAGGTACACCTCGTGCGAAGACCGATATGTCCGTTTTAGCGTCTACTGAGCGCTACCGGCCCCGAAATCTCCCATACACACCGAAGTCGGGAATGTCCTAATAGTTACGGACTTCACCGCTTTGCCCCGGGCGCTTGACACCAGTTTGCTACCCTGCGCCCAGATGCCGACGTCGATGTAGGTGGGTCCCGATGCAGATGTTCGAGGTGCGCAACTCCAACCAGGTCATCCGTTTCGACGGCGTCCTGCTCGCGGCGGTGACATCGGCCCGACCGCACGCCCCTCGGTTCACCGTGCTGGAGCTGTACGGGCTCCCCTCCACTTCCCCGTCCCACGTGTTCCACCGGATCGGCCGCTCGATGGTCTTCCACACCGGGGACTGCCCCCAGGCGATCCGCACCCACCTGCCCTACGGCCACGAAATCAGCGGAGCTGACCTGCCCACCACGGCCGACCTGTCACCGTGCCAGTTCTGCGCCCCGTCCCTGATCGATCCGGCACCGGACCAGCCCGACTTCTTCACCGTGCACCGCTTCGAACTCGCGCGTCACTTCGCCCAGGTCGTCTCCGACCCCGCCGCGCTGGTCAGGCTGCTGACCACGCCGGACTCGCCGATGGCCGGCTGGCTGTCCACCCAACTGCTCAACGTCGCCGCCACCGCCGATGTCGGGATCGCCGAGGCGTTCACCATCGACCTGCGCCGGCAGTCCTGGCAGCAGGTCGGGCACACCCCCGAAGGTCACAAGGTTCTCGCCCGGCAGGCGCCGTCATGACCACGACCCCCACCACGCCCCACGTCGATGTCTTCGACCTCGCTCCGCACGAGCAGGAGCACTGGACCGACGACGCTCCGTCCGTCGCCGACCCCTCCGTTCCCACCGGGTCGGTGGCGGCCGAGCCGGCCTATGCCCCCTGGGAGCTGAACGATTTCGCCTCCGAGGATCCGGACAAGCTGCCGTTCCTGTCCTGGCTGTGGCGCCACCACGTCCCCGGTGACGAGTTCTACCCGCTCGCGCACCTCGTTCTGACCGGCGGCCCCGGTGACCTGTGGCTTCGCAAGACCGTCCTGATCCCCTCCTTCGTGGCTCGCGACATCGCCGAGCTGTATGCCACCGGTCGGGTCGGAGTCACCGAAGAACATCTCGACCTGGCCAACAAGGCGGTGCTGGCCTACCGGGAATCGACCGACACGATCCCCGAGCTGGTCGCCCGCCGTCGGCGCAATGCCAAGCAGGCCGGCAACCCCGAGACCGGTCCGAATCGAGAGATCAAGGACGCCCAGTTCGCCGGCTTTCTCGACCTCGGCACCGTTCCGGTTCCACTCCGGGCAGCCAACCTCACCGCGACGATCAACGAGGTCGTCCCCCAGGTGGATCCCGACTCCGAGAACATGCCGGCCGACTTCCGCACCTTCAAGGTCAAGTGCATGTACCAGGACCGGGACTCCCTGGGCAAACACGGCAAGCCTCTCGACCTGTGCGGTCGGCCATCGGTGATCGGCTCCGTGCTCTGCGCCCGCCACGGTGGCGTTTCGCTGGCCTACACCGCCGAGGAGCTGAAGGAGATCTACAACGGGGCGCGTCAGCGCCTGCTCGCGGCCACGCTGATGGCGGTCGACGCCACCATCGAGCTGGCTCGAAGCGCGGTCAACGAGACGGTTCGCCTGAAGGCGGCCGAGGTCATCCTCGACCGGACCGGGTTCGTTCCCGGGGTGGAGATCCACCTGCCGGGCCAGACTCGCGACGGTCAGATCGACAAGACGCCGGCCCAGATCGTGCTCGAACGCCTCAACCAGCTAGGGATCGCCGCCCCGGTCACCACGCCGTCCTCCGATACGAACGGCAACATCTCTGACGATTCCGACGTGGTCGAGGCCGAGGTCGTGGAGGAACGGCCGTGATCGAGCCGGTCTTCCTGCGCTTCGGCAAGGACTCTCCCGAGTACGAGATCGGGGAAGTGTTCGCAGTCGACTACCCCGGCGCGGTCATCGCGCTGTCGGAGCTGTTGGCCGAAGCCGCGACCGAGCTGGACCGGCTGCGCTCGGCCGTGACGGTGCTCGACAAGGTATCGGCCGCTGACATCATGGAGTACCTGTCTGACCACGGTCGACGTCGGAACTGACTATGGACACCACCGTCCTGACCGCGCCGACTTCGGTCGGGGTCGCGTTCTCGGTCGAGGAGGACCTTGCGGTCGCCGACGTGATCGCGCGGATGGAGGAGGACCTCCGCGCCGAGGCGATGGCCGGGCTCGATCAGGAACTGCTCCTGCACGACTTCGACTTCTGGGGACGCCCGTCCCAGCTCTACGCCTACCGGTCGCTCGCGCACATCATCGCGATGCTGTTCGGCCGTGGCGGCGGCAAGACGCACACCGGGTGCAAGTGGGTGCACGACAAGGCCATGCAGAATCCTGGCTGCCGGATCGGTCTGGTGGCCCGAACGGTGGCCGACGTACGTGGCACCGTCGTGCTCGGCGAGTCCGGCATCATGTCGATCGCTCCCCCGTCGGAGATGCCGACCTACATCCCCAACAACCGTGAGGTCACCTGGCCGAACGGGTCCATGGCGACCACCTTCTCCGCCGAGGTGCCCGACCAACTCCGTGGCCCGCAGTTCCACTTCTCCTTCGCCGAGGAGCTGGCCACCTGGCCGGTCAAGCCGCCGCCGGGCTCGATCGCGAACGCCTGGGACAACCTGAAGATCGCCACCCGTCTGGGGTCGCACCCGCAGATCTTCGTGGCTACCACACCTCGTCGCGTGCCGATGGTGATCGAGCTGCTCAACGGGGCGCACTCGGACCCCGGCGCCTACACCGTGGTGCGTGGCTCGACCAAGGCCAACCGGCACCTGAGCGCCGACTACCTCAAAGTGGTCACCGGGATGTACGAGGGGACCAGTCTGGCCCGCCAGGAGCTGGAGGGCGAGCTGCTGGGCGACCTCCAGGGGGCACTGCTGACCTCGGCCGTGCTCGACGCCGGCCGGCTGGACCCCAAGGAAGCCTTCGACCCGTTCGACTACCCGATCCGCATTATCGGCGTCGACCCGTCGGTGGCGGACAAGCCGCGTGACGAGTGCGGCATCGTCGCAGTGGCCGCGACCGGGCACCGCCGGTTCTTCCAGCGGCACACCTATGTGCTCGGGGACTACTCGGTCTACGGCTCGCCCCGCAAGTGGGCCAAGCGGGTGGTTGAGGCGGCTCGGCTCTACCGCGCCTACGTGGTGGCTGAGGACAACCAGGGCGGCGAGATGGTCCGGATGGTCATCCAGGCCGAGGACCCAGAAGTCCCCGTCGTCCTGGTCCGGTCCCAGTCGGCCAAGACGGTCCGGGCCGAGCCGATCGTGATGGCCGCCGAGCAGAACCGGGTGCACCACACCGACTTCTTCGGTGAGCTGGAGTCCCAGCTCACGTCCTGGGTGCCCGACGAGTCCAACTACTCCCCAGACCGCCTCGACGCCTGGGTGATCGCGA